ATTGTCTGAGGTTATGGTAAACTGAACATGAGGCCCCGCAGCATTTGAACTTGTCCCATCTATAGCGAGCTTTGCATATCCCACCCCACCATGAGGGATAGTTGCCGTCCCAACCCCAACTTTCTCAAATGTTGGGCTTGCTGATGTTCTAATATCTTGAATGGTGTCAATAGTGACATCAGTGATTACTATGGAGTCACCCATACCCAACCATTTAGATGCAGACGCAGTATCATCCCAGAATAAAATCCTATCAGCATCAGGATCAGTGAGGTCTTCTATCCCAAGATGAGATAATGATAGAGTTGGCCGGGTATAGTCAAGACCAGTTCCAACTGTCACTGACTCTAACAGTTTGCTGGCATTAGTACCAGCTAAAGCAGACGCAGTAAGATCAGTAAGTGTCAGTCCTGCAAACGTAGGGCTTGCACCAGGTCCGAGTTTCACTGAAGCGAGTTTTTGCAAAGCTCGTCTTGTAGCTTCAGGATCATTCGGTGGAATAGTTGGTATTATTTTACCTGTTTGGGCCATTATGCCCCCCAAGAAAAAGTGCTAAAATCACCAGACTTAGGAACATAGGTTTTCAAATATTCATCCATCGCAGAGGGTGTATACTGTCCCGGAATATTCTGTTCAAAAGCTTCTTGTGAACCATATACATTTCCACCAAAGGGGGCCATCGTTGGCATACCAGAGTCATCACCGATACCATACATGGCCGCACCCGCACCAGTATTAGATGGCAACCCGCCACCAGTAAACGTAGCAGTTCTGTTTCTTGATTGCGGTGCATACTGTATGCTGGGCGACCGAGCACCATCCCCACCACCACGCATACCACCTAATGCTAATGATGTCTCTGAACTCATACGAGTTATGAACTCTTGTAACGCTCTCTGTTGTGCTGACTCAGAAGCTCCCTGCGTTAATTGTGCTTTTAATACATCAAGAGCAGACAATCGTTCTGCCCTCGTCTCTTCGATTCTTGCTCGCGTCGGCATACCAACTTCTTCCGCAAACTTCTTACCAAGTCCAGCAGCCATCGTTGTTCCTGCAAAACCAGAAGCCACAAGAGACTGCATACCTGACGACATAGCCTGCGTTCGTTCACGTTCCAATCCCGCTTCGACACCCTTACCAAAATCCCCACCAGATTCATAATATGCTTTGGCTTTTGTAAGAGCTTCAAGTGCTGCCGGGTCCATGCCGCCACCACCGCTACGCCCAGTTATTCTTGGTGCAGAAGGACGCTGTGTTGACCACCCACCTGAACGAAGATTAGCCTCACTTCGGGGATCAGAAATAGTAATAGACCGCCCACCTCTATAATAAGTCGCCATTCTACTTTAACCTCCCGCCTTGCCTAATGTTAACCTGCAACCGTTCAAGGCTCCATGTTTCGGCTGCTGTATCATTCCCTAAACGAATACCCATATACATCCCACGTACATCACGCCGTTTGCGTGCTCCGCGTATACTTCCCAAAGCTGCCATTGTTCCGGCAATCTTCGGACTGGTATTCGCTAATAATTTCTCTACGAGTTCATCTGCTGTTTCTGCTGTCCACAATTTCCAGTCAATGTCACTTGAGTTTGTTAGACTTCCAACTGTTCTGCCACCAGCCGGGACACCAAGTAAGGATGTAAAAACTCCCTCTCTGGTTTCTGACCCCATCCTTATTGGCCCAAGAGTATAATAACTATCTATGGCCTCATCAGAGTCGCCTATATCATCACTCTTAGCTGTATCATCAGCAGTCCGAATATAACCATCTTTACAACCAAACAATAATTCTTTATAATCTGGATCGTTTGCTTCATAGTAAAACATTGAATACATTCCACATTGATTAGGATACGATTCTGGAAATAAACCATCAGTTCTTAAATCATACCACCAACAAGAGTTAACTCCATCGGCTAATGTAGTCTTAGAAATAACAATACCTTGTCTTATACGATCATACCCCATTGTAATTCTATGAAGTGCAGCATCATAAGCCAACGCCTTAATAAAATTAGGATAAGATAATGTAGTAAGGTTCTCTGGTGCTCCGAATCCCTTTGGAATTTTAAGTAGGCCAGTAGTTGCTAAAATATATAAGTTCTCTGCATTGTCCCAACAATGTGCTTTTGCCCCAAGAATCCCTGCGGTAAGGTCTAATTCAAGAAGATCTCCACCGTAAGCTGGATCACCAACTATATACCACAATGTGCTTGCACAACCAAAGATTAAATAGTCATCTTTATAGGGGATCAACGCCCGCACGATGTCACCGGACTCACCAGCATCAGCATTACCACCCGCTACTGGAGTACCAGTATCATTTGCAATATAAGCGAAATCATAAAGATTGCCCTGTCTGGTCATGTACCATTGTTCGGGATGTTCTGGATTTCCACTACCAATTCCACGTCCTTTATAAAGACAACCAAGATATAGTTTATTAGGCATAGTACCATAAGACTTAGTTGAACCATCAGAAGTAAGCACTATATCAGGAGATACAGTCCAATCATACCAATGCGGCCCGGGTAATCTAACAGCGGTTGGTGTGAAAGCAGAACCTGAACCACTTCCTGTTACTTGATCAGTAGTGTTAAATGTTCCAGTTGTTACAGCCCCATAGGTTGCTGTTTTGGCTGTATTTGTATGGCCCGCTGTCATTTTAGCTCCAGTGTTTGCCTGGGTTAATATATCTCCACTGGCATGAGCCGTACCTAACGCACTATGTGTGAGCCTTGCATTTATAAAACCCGCTATATCAGAAATATTAGCGTGAGGAATTGGACTTGGATTCATAGTAGCGGTTGCATTGTTGCTTGAAATATCAACAGTAGTGTTAAACGCTGTAGCACTACCACCATAATATGCGTAACCATATATTAGGGTCTTATCAGAATTTACAAAATCGACAACCATATAGGCTTTATCACTACCCCCTTGAGCTTGCGTAAGAATGTCACCCTTCCCCGGTGGTGCGGTCATAGCAGATACAGTTATTTTAGTATTAACAAAATCTGCCACTTTAAGATTAGCACCATTCACTACAAACACTTTCTGATAAGCCTCGAACATCATAAGTTGATCAGAAGTATCAATAGCCCCGCTACTCGTATCAAGTTCTGTCATCGTTCCAGCACTCACGTCTAAATCCTCGTAATATATATCATCATTCCCTGCAACTACAAGCCGTTTAATAGCCACTCTTTTTTTCAATTCATCAAAATCTACTGCCATTATATACTCTCATGCCAGATTTTATCATTAGCGGCCACTACTAATTTCCTGACTGTCAACATATTGTTTTCACCCGTATATTCCCAATCTGTTCCTTGCACTCCCGGCGGACTATCATACGGCCCTCGACCATTTCCACCGCTTATAAGTCTATAACTTATTCGCGGTTGATCAAAACTAATAGTATCAAACGACCAAGTATCTCCCGTTGTTGGTCCAGCATCATTTGTAGCATCTATTCTCCATTCGTAAGTAGTTCCATAAGCCAGTGTACCAAAAGAAACAGCCCACGAAACACCCGCTTGAGCTACTCCGACCAGTCCCCAAGCATCCCCTGATTTACGAAAGTAAACTTCATAAGTATCAGCAGCAGGATTAGAAGCATCCCAGCTTAACGGAGTTTCATCTAATGTAATACTTGACGCTGTATCAGTAGGTGATGGGTTTGTTGGTTTACCAGGTAAAGATACTGTAATATATAATCTATCTGCGTATGCTCCAGCTATCAAACGAGAACCATCTGAATTTGATGCTACACATATCCATTGTTTAGAGGCATCACCTGCTGGTCGTTCCTCTGTCCAATTAGCTCCAGAATCAATAGAAACATATAGTCTCCCAGAAGATGCACCAACAATCAAATTAGATCCATCCGAGTCTGATGCTCCACTAAACCAATTTATATCAACTGCTCCCGCCGGTTGCCGCTCTGTCCAATCAACTCCAGAATTAGCTGATGTATAAAGTCTCCCACCATATATTCCTGCTATCAAATGAGAACCATCTGAGTCTGACGCAACGCATAACCAATCTTTATTTACATCACCTACTGGTCGACGTTCCGTCCAAGACACTCCTGAATCATCTGAAGTCCAAAGTCTTCCACCGAAATCGGCTGCTATCAAATTAGAGCCATCTGAATCTGATGCAACACCCCTCCAGTTTTTGTTTGCATCACCTGCTGGTCGTGTTTCTGCCCAACTAATAGTCATTTATACCACCGAGCTTACAGTACACATTGCAACCACAGGCTGTTCCGCATCTCCGACCTGCGTACCCGCACCCCATTTATCAAGTCCTGGACGCTGACCACCTACGAAACGGCCATCAAAAAGTGGCCTTACATTATTGAGATCTCTGCTCGTATCTGGAATCTGTTTACTTGACTGCAAGCCAAGAAATAATCCTTTTACTGGGAATCCAAGTATCATTATTTGTTACTCCTATAAGCTTTCTTCAATCTCTTAGCAGTAGTCTTTTCCAGGATCGCTTCCCTATCAGCAGGAGACAAATGTTTAACCGCCGCTCTACTTGCAGCAGGATATTCAAACATTTGCGGGTACTGACGTTGCAACTTGGCTTTAATCCTTTTTGCTTCCTTGAGCGTTGGTTTGACTATCTTCTTTCGAGCCATAACATTCTCCTAAATTTCTGTAACGCCCTTAACACGATAGGTTACAGCCCCATACATAGGTTCAGTGTTAAATGTTTTAATAATTTTTGCAACGCCGTTCTCAAAGAATTTACCACAATAAGAACCGTCGTTTACAAAACTAATATCTAAGTAATACAATCCCTGGCCCCAATATATAAGAGTATATGTATCACTTTGTACTAAATCTGGCCTAACAAAAAATACAGTAACTTCTATATCTTCAGCAAAGTTTGTCGCTTTGTAGAAGATACGCATTTTATCAACCGATCATTGCAGGGCTATCTATTCCTGATGTTTGTATTCCAATAGCATTGGCAATCTGTCCAACATCATCAAGATTAAAACCACCTACTGAATATTGTTTTACCAGTTTGCCTTTTCCAGTACCATAAGAAATCATAATAATCCACTCACCCTGAGCATCCGGTGTAAAAGTACCTTCGTATCTTCCAGAGGTTAATATTTCAGTCATAACAATATCTGGAAAATCGACCGGATCTTTCGCACCAGTTTCATCAAAAATTTCTATTGTTACATCAACTAAACCAGATTTTGCACCATCTGTTTGATATGTTACTTTGATGGCTTTATCAACTGCATAATTTTTAAGTGTCATAATATTCTCCAAGCCGGGGGTATACCGGGAGTGTATAAGGCCACTCCCGGCCCCGGTTATAATTGAGCGTCTGCTCGGTATAATCTTTAAAAGCCTGTTAGATTAATCAATGGACCATTACCAGCTTTACTACCAGCCATAACAACGCCAGCCGGTTGGTTCATGCTATAAGTGGGAACTGAATCACCACGTGAAGTTTCAGTATTGTCTATAGAGCCATCATGTCTCCAGCAAACCGCAATGCCACCATTGTCTGCACCTATAGTGCCATAGGGATTAATAAACTTCGCACCCTTTGTTTGAAGCCAGAAATGGGTCGCCGCAGCAGTAACTGAAAACATAGGAGCACCAGCTTTGGGGAGCGTTTCAGCAGTAGATTGTGCTATGGCACTCCAGGGATTACTATAAACTTCACAAGCATCGGCGGCTGTGATTGTCACAGAAAGTGGTGTAGCCAATCTAACCTTGAACGCAACAAGGGCGGCTGAAGCATCATTCCCCACTATCTCGTGTGTCACATCATTAACCCCAGAGCCGTCGAATATAACGACATAACCACCTCTTAGAGCATCTTTAGCTAAAATTGCGTGTGATGCATCAGCAGGGATAGTTATCTCTACGTCACCTTTAGCAGCCGAGACAACAAAAGATGTATACGAAATGTAACCAGTGTCAGTAAAATTGCAACCCATATTTGGCTGCATAATTCCAGCACCAGTAGACTTACAATAACGAAATTCTCTACCATCAGGAAGTTCTTCTTTAGCACCAATGTCATAGTTCTGTGTAAGATCTTCCTCGTAGAGAAGTTGTTCTGCACCACCAGCAAGTAGCGGTGACTGTCCATTTAAACCTCGAAAGTCACAACTTTCTTTTGTGCCTCGGTTAATATACAATCCAAGTTGCATACGACCAGTCGTTTTAAAACATGGAGCACCAGGAGCATAACCAATCGCCCCTCGATTTGGAACTTCATCTCCACCTATCAAATTTCTTAAATGCCAGTTAATATTTGCTCTATTTGCACTCATAATTCTCTCCTTTAATTTTTATTTAGCAGGGAGAAGACCTGCATACTCTTTCTTCTATTTAAGGGTTTAATTTAACCAAGCTGCACGAATCCAATCTACTACTAAAAAGGTTGGCGTACCATCTGCACTACAAACAGCTATGATCGGAGACATTTCCTGACCATCTGGGAAGTTAGAGTCACTTGCCAAAACAGTATCTGCCAGGGGCACACCATCCTGATAAAATGTTAAAGTTAATGTAGTAGGATCAAACTTCATGCCAAGTTTCGTATACACGTCTGCGGCTATTGTTACAGCAGCATCTTTGACCTGTGTGATTGTTGCAGTAGCAGTATCAATAATAGTATCGACTGTAGTAGTGTCAGCTTGTACCTGGAAAAACCCTACGAGATCTTTCGTGGCCATATCATCACTATCGTTAATAACACCAGTTGCAACATAACAGGCTTCCTCAATCATACCGAAGAACCAATTCAGTTTAGTTGCCGTTGTAGCTGACTTTTTAAGTCTTGCTTCTAACCAAAAAGCTTTGGCATTGGTCTGCGAAAATAAATAACCAGCACCTGTAGCACCACCAAAACCTATCGCGGCATCTTCATTATCAGTTGTTCCAGGATACATTTTCAAAGCACCGACTGGTTCATCAGTAAGAAGTTTCATTATTGCAGTATTAGCATCAGTGTAAACGGTCATTTGACCCTGAACTGATACAGCAGTATTTGCTCCCGCATTCGGACCGAGGATAAAATCTTCATGAGCGAAGAAGCCATCTACAGCGTTCAACATTAAATCAAGCACAGGACAATCAGCCCAGATTACAGGACTTGGCAGACGACCACTGGCTGTACCATAAGCATCAGGCACGTTCTTAACAGAATTAAAGTCAGCCGATATTGAAGTGCCTTCATTTGTATAAAACACATTGTCACCACTACCATCCGTCTTGATAAATGTACAACCAGGTAGATAACCAGCCGCACCGTCAATAGGTATCTGTGTACCATAGGCTTCTAAAATTCCATCAACATTTTTTCTTAGTGTCTGCGGCACAGATGTACTTGCCGGGAACACTGTATTTTGCAATGTTGCATAATTAATCGTCATTTTGCTACCCCTTTCTGGATCAGCAACTCTCCGGGTTTCGGGAGTCACTCCAATTTAAGCTTCTACTAAATCACCATCAATATTGTAATAACTAACATTCAATCGGTCTACAGCATAACGCACCCCACCACGCGTCAATTTACCTAACTTCCTGGGTGCTGTACGTCCATCAGCCGTCCACGCATCGGGCAGATCCTTATCATAAAACTTCTGAACATACCCACCCTGCACATCTTCATACTGCATCTCGACCTGAGCTTTACACGCAGACAAGATCGCATCATCAAACAACAGTCCTGCCGGATGTTTGTTATAAGCAGGTTCAATCATGTATGCAGTAGAAGTACCTGGATTAATACCAGCAGCAGAGCCATTTGACTTCAACCAATCAGCAACTTCAATCTGCCGTTGCTTCCAGGTTCCTGTCGCGTCATCAGCTACATAGGCATTAGTAATTTCGAAAGAAGTTGTTGAAATAACGCCCGAAATAACAAAAGTTCCATCATAACTGGTTGTCCCACTAATTGTTACTACATCGCCATTTGATAAAGCATGAGTTGATGTTACTTTAGTAGTAACACCAGTATCAGTGCCGTCAGCAAACGCTGTAATAGATCCTTCTGTGCTATCATAATCAGTCACCGTAGCATAACTACCCCTGCCTGTTCCATCTAACAGAGTGATTGTCCATCCATTAAAATAATTTGATGGTTCCCAGCGATCATCATCTACAAGATAGGTCGTTCCACCATAATTACTAATACCGCCTTCCATACGCAGTTCATCAAACCCAAGTTCGTATGGAAACACGATAGTATCAGCCGCAATAGGTGATGGATCAACTATAAGTTCCCATCGTCTTTGGTTACGATACCTACGCACAGCAGCAATATTCGGATAACCTGTGCTCACTGTCACTTCACGCCTGGCCCGGATTTCAGCTTCGTGGCCCCACTGTAGGGTATGTCCACGATTAGAATTACTGGCCCACGTGATCTTACCAGCTACACGCCCAAAATCTTGATCAAGCCAGTAACGGGCTTTGTCACCCGCTACTGTCTTGACATCAGTTATTGCATAACTATCTCCATCAGCCGGTGTTAGGCTGCTTGAAGCATCATCATAATTCAACCATGCAGCTACAGTTATATCTCCAACAGGAACGGCATCTGTTCCTGCACTATAAGCGGTTATCACGGCATAGATATTTTGAGTAAGGTCATACACATAGTAACCATTAATCTCGTCATCAGTATCATAAACATTTTGAAGTTCGGTATCTATTAATGATGTAGAATCACCAGCACTATCACACTCACCTGTCGTTTCTACTGAACCAAATGTCACTGACTGTATCCTGTTCTTCCACAACCAGCCGTATTTAGGAGCACCAGCAATGAACATACGAATCCCATCATTCACTATTCGTTTACATTTATCAAAAGTATTTACATCATCAATAGGAATCATAGCCCGTTGTTGAGCATCACTTCCGAAGTATGCTACAGCAGCAAGTTCGGCTGTTCGTAGGATTAGATCATAGAACGTCAGTATACTTGTTGGTTCGCTCATTGTTAACTCCCATCCAAAATCTTCCACGCTTGACCCACAACTATCGGCGGGTAAGTTACAGAGATACATGCCTTAATTTCAACAATTTCCTCTGGAGTCAGATCAATCTCATCAGCGGCGTAGCACTTCACAGCCAAGAGATATTTTCTGGCCTTGTCCTCGCCTTTGTCATCCTTAGCAGGATGAAGCAAAGCATTAGCGGCGAGTCTATTCAACGTTACGTCCACCAGTTCTAACACTGGTTTACCACTCTCGTCCTTCACTACTCCGTCCTCGTCCCTCTTAGCTATATTATCTTTAAGAGAGTCTCCTGCTAAGTCTACCAATACTTGATTTAGATTGATCTTCATCATTTACCTTTCTATAGTATGGGTTTCAAAAATGGGGCCGAGCCAATCCCGGCCCCTGTTAAACGAATCAATACTCCTGTGCTACTCTTACCCAGTCAACTAACAGATGATCGCCATCTTCACCTAAATTACCAGATGTTAAAACGATATAAACATCCATATTAGTATTACTTGGGAAATTAACTGAACTAATATCAATAGCTACACTATCACCAAGATCAACACCATCCTTATAAACACGGAGTTTATCTTCACTAACATCAAGTCTGAAACCAACACGAACATAACTGCCAGCAGTAAGTGTAATCTCACCTGTATCACTTACCGGCGATCCTGAACCTGGCTCTTCATAAACGATAGTTAAATCGTTACCATCAGCCTCAGCTACAAAGAAACCAAAATAATCAAAACTGGTTGGTGCGGTAGGTGCAGAACCAAGCGGTGAACCATTAGCTAATTTACCAGGTTCCATCAAACCAATGAAGAAGCTCAAGTCAGTATTGGTGACTGTGCTAACCTGAAATCTGGTTTCAAACCAAAACTTTTTCAATTCACCTTTCAGCGGGCTCCTAATAACACCAGTCAGATTGTCACCAGTAACAATACCAACAATATCATCATTAGTTCCATCCTGATCAATCTTCAAAGCACCAATATCATCAGCGGTAAGAATAAGGTCTGTTATATCACCATCAGTATAACCATACCAATTCATATCACCACTAATAGCTAATAATTGTGATGTCAGCACCTTCTCTTTTGCAGAGTTCTTAAAATCATCAAACGCATAAAAACCTTTTGCCGGATCAGCTTGAAACTGTAGAACCGGACAATCAGCCCAGATCTTCGGGCTTGGCATACGTGCCACAACATCATTTGTACTTCCAAATCTTACTGGATTCATAATATTTTCCTTTCAATATTTGTTCTACGTTGTTTACGATCTCTATATTATTAATATTCTCTCTTAACTCGTAAGTGCTTTGTGCATAACAAAACCAGCCTGACGAACATTAGTACATAAATTCTGATGCTGACCATCAAGGAACACTGTCCAAGTTGTATGCTGAGTAACGCCACCAGGAATCGGTTCGCCCTCTTCCATCCAATAACCCTCATGAACAAACGGGATGAACTTCGTGAAGTCAATACAATAGATCGACTCAGGATCATCGCCAGTCTGAGGATCAGTCTCTGAGTTCAACTTCGCAATCGGCACAACAGGCAGACGATTAACATACACTAAACCAGTATCATCCATCCGAAGATTACCCAGGACTTCCTTGCCAGTATGCTTATCATCTTTAGCATCAGCCAGATCTTGAAGATCTACTACATTATCAAAAGTGGTATATATACGCTTCGCACCGTTCACAGGTTTTGAAGGATCATTAACGATCAGCGGTGCTTTGAAGTTCGTATACAAAAACGCAAGTCTGAATTTACGCAGCATAGCATTATCTATAGTTGTATAGAGGGCTGCATAATTACGCCATCTGGCTTCAGCACTCGAATCAATGTTAGCACAAGTTGTACCAGCATTACCATCCTGATAACGAATAGTCTGACCAACAAAACCATCAGTTGTACTATCTTGATTCATCCAGCGGATGTAATAAGGAACACCATACGGATACAGATCATCAGTCGCACTCGCGGGAGTCTTCCAGAATCTGTCTTCGATCAGTTTCGCTAACGACCACAGACCGTCAATCCTTCGTTCCTTCATCAAACTGATGAAACCCTTCGCCGAGTTCATCTGGCGGGCGATCTCAACCTTGTCCCATGAATAATGTGTACTCAACTGACACCAGGGTACAAGAATCTTGTGCATCACATCTTGTACATTAGGTTGATCAATATCATACATCCGGCGATACCTTGCGTTACCAGTATCATTCAACATAACATGACGCTGAATCTGCTCACCGCCGTCTATAACCATTCTATCCTGCTGATAGATACGACAGGCTTCATAATCCTGGCTATCCCAAGTGACCTCAAAGTATTGCTTTGGTAAATCATTCAAGGTCAGCATAATAAGATCAGCAGCTTGTGAATTTTTTATAGCCATAATTTACTACCCCTTTCTTCTTTTTGTTTAAGATTCTGGCGTTCTACCAGTAATCTTTTTTATACGCTGTTTTGTTTTTTCTATAAATCCTTTTTCAGAAGTATCTTTCTTCTTAGAAGAAGTATCATCTACGGCCTTCCTGCCCGAACTCTTCACAGTAATTCCTTTACTGCGTTTCCTAATCTTCCCATGAAGTTGTTCACGTAGAATAGTTTCCTGTATAGGAGCACTTATAACTAAATGAGCACGATTAAGTGCCCCAGAAAATTCTACGTCTTTTCCCTGAAGCTTCATACCAGCATGATACGCATCAGCTTCATGTATTACATTCATACGTGCCTGTAACTGAGCACCTGTTAAGGATTGATCCCAATTTTTACCAGATTCAGTCTTACCATAAAACTCGCCGAAACCCTTCATACTATCACTATCAAAATGAGTAACGATAGTATTCCAAATTACCTTCTGCTCATCAGACGGTCCCTGTTGCTGTTGGCGAACCTCTTTAAGCGATTGAACTTCATCATATAACACTTTATTGTTTTCATTCATCGCCTTAATTATCGCCACAGCAGCAGGGTTATCTTCACCAAACTCATCTTCAACAGCCTTCAAATCCACACCCTTAAACTCAGGCTTCTCTTCTTTCTTGACAGCCTCTTCAGTAGCTCGCTCAGTTGCCGCCTTTTGCGTGCGTCCGAGATCAGAAGTCTGCTGCGTGATGTAGTTCTGAGAATCATGGTAAAACTTGAAATCCTTTAAGGCTTGTTCTGGATCTTCTTCAAATTTTTCCTTAATCCTTTCAGGTTCCCACCCTACGTGTCGCATCGCCTGAAAATAGTTTTCAGGAAGTACGTATTCTACTTTCTCGTCATCCTCATCATCCTTGCTATCGTTTTTTTCATCATCCTTGCTATCGTTTTTTTCATCATCCTTGCTATCGTTTTTTTCATCATCCTTGCTATCATTTTTTTCATCATCCTTGCTATCATTTTTTTCATCATCCTTGCTATCATCCTTGCTATCATTTTTTTTCTCAAGGCGAGGAACGCCCTCGAGATCAGCATCGTCTGGCTTAATTACACCATCCAAACGTGCTTGCATTTTGGCTTCCATTTCGTCAGTTATATCGAAATCTTGATCAGCGTCTAATTGCTTTTTGCCTGCGTCTGTAGTCATTTCTATCCTCTCAACTAAGCTGCTTCCAGGTTAACCAGCAACAAGCAGGTTAACACAGAAGGTTAGGTTAATTTTTAGGTTAGCTGCTTCAACTTTCTTATTTTCTGCGGGTGCTTAATCATCCCGCTTGCTTCCAGATATTTATCTTGTTGTCTCACAGTATCAAACCCAGGTCTACCCTGGCTATCTATTTTAACACCTGGAAATTTCTCCCTATGTTCTGCAATCTGACTCATGCTCACAGCCAACGAATCAGAATATTTTGTTCGTATGTATGCAGCACCAACTATATGAAACTGTTTGTGATTTGGATACACTCGTTGCATATCTTCACCACAACAGTAAGTGCTATAATTACCATCATAAGGATCCTCATCCTTTTCGATTACTCGACCACAGCCTTCTGAACATATAAACGTCCAATCATGCCTGAGTTCCATCAATACCCCCCCGAAGTTCTCGCCTGCTGTGCCTCATTCGCACCAGCCTGAACATTCTGATTAAACTCTTGTTTCTGTGTTGGTGCACTCTGTTTAATAGGTGAGCCACCCTGTTGCATCACACCACCTGGTGTCAGTCCACCACCAGCCTTACCAGGATCCTGTGGCCCCATCTGTGCTATCGTTGCCATCTTCTGTTCGTGTTCAGGATCATAAAACACATCCATCATAAAATCACCAACATCAAGTTCTTCTGCAAGATTAGTTAAATATTTCTGTAAGTTAAACTGCATACCCATCTGGCCCATCTGCATCGCTGCCATCACGCTGCCGGGTATTATATTCACAGCAAACTGCACAATCCGATTAGATCGAGTCTGCGGGTCCAACCGTGACATAGATCGCTGCTGAATCTTGAATGTAAACTCAAGGAAGTCACCCTGCATCTGCTCAGGAGTAAGCCACAACTGTACTTCCTTGTCACCTGACTCACGCTTCGACTTCGGCACTTTAATCATCGGATCAGTCCACAAATACCAACAATGTATCTGACTAATCTCAGCAGTTCTATCATAAATAATGTCACGCATGTCGTTCAAAGTTATGCTTGAATTAGCTTGCATGATCTGTGCCTGTGTAGCTGTCTTTGATCTCTGTTGTACTCCCGCAATCTGTTCTGGATTACCAGCTATATAATTATACCACCCCTGCAATCTATCAGCCATCTCTACATTCATCTGATTCTGACCAGCAAACGATTGCATCTTAATACCTTCAGGATCAGAACAGGCGATAGTATCCAGATTACCAGCGTCAATTACATCCTGCATCACGTCACCGAGTTCAGGACGATAGAAGATAATATCCTTCTGATTATCAACCTGGTCCATAAGTTTCTTGAACACTCGGTTCGTCATATTATGCAAATCATACCAGATTCCAACTGGAGCTACAGGCAACGGATTGTTCGGCACAGGTGGCGTTAGTGCTAAGAAATTATATGGCCCTGTACTTGGACCATAAAATTCTTTAACACCAATAAATTTATCAAAAGTAAGTCTGCGTGGATCAGGTATATAAACTATAGCATTAGCACTCGGTATCCATAGTTTAACAATTTCCACATAGTCTTCAATATCCTGCATATCCAGTTGCTTCGTGGTATTCTGACTGATATTTTCTACTTGTTTCTCGTCTCGTTTCTTTCCTTCGAGTAATGCTTTAGGTAATCTATTTATAAGTTCAGTATCAAGATCTTCAATCGCATGGAGTTCTGCTCTGGGGCAACGCACTATGTGGCCCAAGAAGAACGCTCGCTTGAGATCAGTACAAGCAGGGTCGAATGTAAAGTCATCAAGATCTATAACCTGTGAGTATATCTCTCCGGGGTCCATATCAACATCACCTATACCAATGAGATTATCAGATATACCTAAAGATGTTTCCATGATCCCTATCCCGAAGATCGCGTCCACAATCCAGGCACGTAGTTTATCTTTCAACTTGATGTCTTTATGCAAAGCATCGAGTCCATATCCCAGAAGTTCAGCCGTAAACTTATGATCCATAATCTCAGTCGTGACTTTATTAATCCCAGTCTTCATCACGAGATTAGGGATATAAGCTCTAATCGTCGTGAAGAGTAGATTAATAGGAGTATCGCCGGTCAATCCGTGTGTGTTCCTGAAATACTGGCCAGTAAACTCCTTAATGAACATCGCTCGTGCTTTACGATATATTCTAACCCGATCAAATCCATCTTTGGCGGCTTGTTGCAAACGTTTTGGATCTATATTTATGTGCATCTTCTATTCCTTATACAAACGAGAACTGTTTACGCCAAGTTTTTGTTTTCTTTTTCTTCTTGATCACTTGATCTTTACGCCATGCAAATGATCCCTTCGGTGCGAGCAACCCTTTATGTCTCACCTGTGGTATCCGGTCGTCCTCAAGTGTCAGAGCGTCGGCCATCACGATGTCACCATGTAACAATCGTGCCGATGCAGACTCAAACACCATCTCAGCCGGGCCAAGCCCACCGCCAGGATAATGAATATACAACTTACATTGCTCTAATGACTTCTTATCTGGATTCACATAACCACCATGAGCAAGTTTACGATTATACAAATCCAGAAGCTCCATCTTCGTTTGTCTGCTATTGTGCCAGCCATACTTCCGCTGCTTCTTAGGGATCCCGCTTCCTATCATACCGGGTTTCTCTGGTGTGTAATAATAAGGATAATGAAACTCTTTTACAATGAGCCGTCCGAGATCCCATCCTGGTCCATTTTCTTCCCATTTAAGAAAAGGTAACCGTCGCGGATTAGCTCCTCCACACCAAAGTGCAGCAGCAATAACAATCCGAGCGAACTCGTAAGGGGGACTATTAGCACCAGACCACCTTCCAATTTTTCTACCAGTTTCTTTACATTTGATTGAGATAACTGATTCTGAAGCACCCTGTCCTTTACTTGTATCAATCCCAAAGATATATTGTTTAGATTGGTCTGGTCTTCCGAAGACAAGAGATCCGTACCACAAGAGTTTTCCATCGCGTGCCTTTCTAATATCTACAGCGTCGATACTACGTCGCTGTATGAATGTCATCACTTTAGCGTTTGGTATGTCGCGTTTTAAGATTACGTTGAACTTAACTTTAGGTTCACGCACATTCGCTTGCATGTGTTTCTCTATATTCGTGATCGTGAACACAGTGTCACCCGATTCAATATCCTCGGCGAGAATCTCCTGGGCTACTTCTTGTGGAGATCTGGCAGCGTCTTCGATGTCGAACCAGGGCGACCTTATGTGGAACCTTCCAAGATCATCCTTCCTAATATAACGTCCTGCACCCTTCTCAGGATGGTCCCAATACATCATTTCAATAACTTTAATTTGACCGCTGTTTTTCCATCGCGTGTATTCCGTACCAGCCCCGAATGGCGTACTATTAATTATTCTACAAGCCGCAACATCACGTGTAGCAGATCTTATCTGTTGACCATTTTCACATTTTGAAAATTCATCAAGCAACAATATAGCACACCGTCCACCGCTTAATGATACTGCTGTAGTTGATTCACCAGCGATTGTACTACTGTTCAACTCATTATAGATACGTAATTTTGTTCTGTTTTCACGCCCACGTATTAATACACCAGGCGGTCGCATCCATAAAGGCAACCAAGCATTAGTATAATCATGCTTCCAAAATAATGAATCTGAAACACCGTCTACTAATCCTTCCTTATGTGACATTTCACGTATTTCTGTTTTCTCTCTAAACAGCCACAACCAATGTAAAAAATCAAGAAATTCCCAACTTGCCCCCATTTCTCGTGATTTTTTACACAAAAGATCACCACCATTAGTAAATATTGTTTCTAACTCATCAGCAACCCTGTCTTGTACCGGCCACGAAATAAATGGATGATCAGCAATTTCTGATGGTTTCTTTCTGTGTGTTATTGGACAAATATCTTCCTGGTGGTATGTCCAAGCAAAAGTATTGAGCCAATAAAGAAAACTTTCTTTACAAGCTGCTAATAAATCTTTTTGCATCACCAGGTTATCTTCAGCTTCTCTCAAAATATTTTCACGATATTGTCTATTAGCAGCATCCCGTTTAGGAACTATCAGCCCAGTCTTCGGGCAATGCCAAAACTCTGGAAAGTCTGGAAAAGGTGTTGACAGTTCAGGTTTTTGTACGAATCCCTTTGGCATACTATTTCTTCCGCGCCATCTTGTTTAATTTATCCTTGTTCGCCTGACTTACTTTGTCAGGCACACTCGCATCTTTCTTCACTTCCTCATCATGGGTTCCGACCTTGCCCTCACACCTATCGAAAATCAGTTCGATCATCTGCTTGTCGGGCGGCGGCTGCTTCGTAGCATCAGTCACAGGATCAATATAAACATATGTACCGAGTGCCCTACGCCAGATCTGAGCAGCAAGTGCTCGTGCCTTAGTAACCTGTTTCGGCACGCCGCCTTCGACGCTTAGTATCTCTGTCTTTTCCTGTGCGATCTCTCGCAGAAACGTCGATAACAGGCGACCCGCTCGCTTTTTGTCTCCGGCTTCTAATTTGTCTTTTAGGTTTTTCTCTTTCATACGCTGCTCCACACCAACCCCACTCATGGTTAAGATTATGTGTTCTGCATGGTTCATCACACGGCTTATTATTACACCCACACATTATTTCTTTCTTGATTCTTCGCATCTTTGTATCCATTTCTTCATCACTTCTCCCTTTAAGAACGAGTATAATCAACCCAACCAGTAAGTACTGAATAACCATCAAGTGCGAAAGACAAATCCCCACCGCCAGATATCCCACTTAACATAAGATAGGCATGATTATCACTACTTCCATAAGCGGTCATATTACCGTGTCCTACACCACGGGCTGATGATGTATATTGAGTATGAAGAACATAATCCACCATTTTTGTAACAATACCCCCATTATCAAGTCGTGGATTAGTTGAAGTTAAGGCTGTAGTAAAATATTGCCTATAAATAGTTCCATATATTCCACCACATTGATTAGGACTATAATATTCTATGTTTACTACTGCTGTTTCCCAATTTCCACCTGCTATATCCCATAATTGCGTTGCAAATCCTTTTTTAGCAATTATTGACTCAAGGCTTTGAAATTCTCCGCCTTGTTGAAATCTTGCTACTTCTGCTCCATCCAACTTGAACACCATATCAGTGCTCGCAACAGCAGCATTGGGGTCTGCTGAAATTGTCAACTGAGAATCACCCGCCTTTATAATAGCGTCATTTCCGCTATCATCTACTAATTCTAAGGTTGCACTATTTCCGGCAAGTATTAGTCCTGCAAACGTGGGAGAACTCGACGTAAGCAGGGTCTGGTTATTATAAAGTGGATACAGCTTCATATGTCACCTATCCTTCCTGCACTATCGTCAGATTTTCTGTTGATGTTGACATAACAAACTCAAGTTTCTCAGCCAATGATTTTACTATATCAAGCTCTAAAGAAGCCAGAGGCAATAAATTTATTCCACTTTTTGCTGTACCGCCCAAACTCCAATATATATTTGTACCTTCAGGTATAATTGTTAAACGCCTCAAATCATCTTTGAAAACAATACCTAAAGTATTCAACTTCGCACTCGTTGTAGTAATTATTACCTGATCTGGTCCTGCTAAAATACTATATGCACCAGCACTACCTTCTTGAATCGTTTGTAATAGATCTCTAAGTTCTCTTTGGAGATTGGCTGTCGCCGGAGATATTCTCTCTCTGGTTAAGCCATCGGAAATAAATACATCGCTTGACATAATGTACCCCTCTCATAATATATAATTTCAATCGCAAATGCCACACACATCTACGCCACACTTTCTCTTTGGGAAACCACTCCCGATTGTTCTTGCACCATTCAGTAGTTAATAGGCAAACCCCCAGATTACCATCTATTTGATAACAAACATATTTCCAATATTTACACATGCTGTTTTTCTTCCTTCGGCTTGTCCCCTCTTAACTGTGCCTCAACCTCAAGCAACATATAACTATTGACAGCAACTGCATCGTTTACAATCTGTGCAAACTGCTGAAGCTGTTTATGTTGTTCTATAAGGAGTTCGTAGATCGGTTTAATTTGCACGCAACAATCCTCTCTCGATCAACAGACGGCTGCTTCTCTCACGAGCCTTTGCCAATTCAATCCGGCTGAGGTCTTTACGCATCTCATCCAGGTCAGCGATTCCGCATAATTCCCTATAAAACTGCCCGAAGGTCATGTCCTGCCCAGCTTCATCGAAACTGTTGTACAACATACGAGCCTTCTCAAGTGGAAACGCACCTTCGCCTGGTTTTCTCTGTTTCGTCTTGCGTGGGTTTGGGATCATGTCACTTCCTCATAGCTTTTTGTAATTTATCTCGCTCTTCAACAAGACAAACAGAACATAACCCCGGCGATTCTACTCTTGTGTGAGCCTCACAGTTCTTCATTAGACTTCTTTCCAAAGCACACTTTAATTCTTCTTGTGGAACGTCAAAGGATGCTATTACTGTACCACCAGCCCAGGGTTTAGGTCCGGTTACTCTATAGTCATTAATATATAGAGCTTTTCCTTCTGTCCCTGCTACTATTTCTACTTGCATCTAATCCCTTTCACTTCCTCAAATAATGAACAGTTTGAAGCTATTATACCTCGTAGTAGACCACAAACATTCTCAGACTTTTCTACTTTTGCCTGGTATCGCTGAGACATTACTGAAGTTCTCTCTGCACTTATCTCAACTTCTTCCATAAATGGTTGTCGAGCCATTCTGTCAGCTAAATGTTCAATCTGATTTTGTATAAAGCATACTTTTTATGAAACACATTTTGTACAATTCATTTCTCGCCCTTTCTATTAGTGGTTTCAAGAAAAATACCTCAATTTCCTGCCTGGGGATGAGGTCAACCCTCGTGTTCTGTGGCTCACACGCCACTAAAGCGGGGTAGCAGCCCCGTCAATGTTTCAATCTCCTGATCTTCGTTATGCAGCCAACTGGAATTGCACTCGCGTCTCGTGCATCAAACTGACCCGTCTGAACTGTATGACTTACTCGTAGTGCTACTTTATCCTTATTGATAAAATATCCCGCCGTCTTACACTTGCAAACTGGCAGATTGCTCGCAGACGCATCAGTATGCCAGGAACATGTAGCAAACGTGTCATTCCACTCAACTTCGATCAGTGTGTTCTTCTTCATTCGGTTCCTTTCGGTGGAATTGTGGCTCCACCAACCTCTTCAAGTTTGTTTATAAGGCATCTATACTCAGCAAGCTCAGTATAGCCGTCCATAGCCTGTCCTTGAGCACCGAGAGCAAGGATCTGACCGTCTGCCAGCCGTTTGATGTTAATCAACTTCTTTACTAATATTGCAATATCAGCCATCATACCCCTTAAAAAGATAGAACAAACACATGGCTTAAACTAATAAGTGCTTGCAATCACCTATCAATTCGAAATACTGCTGTTGCAACCAACATTGATTCCAATTCAAGCCATGTGTTCATTCTATCTTCATTTCAATCTCTATTATACCACAATCCAACTTCTCAGTCAAGCATAAAATAAATATTCTCCTTGATACCCACCCCCCTATCTAATCCCTACCAAACTGGTAGGGTACTCTATAGCGGGTCCATCTACTGTAGTATATATACTTCAGTAGACAGTACGAAGAAGTTCTTGACATAGTGAGGAAAAATCGTGTCTTCTGATCTACCAAGAAAGGGGGGTCCAACCTCCTCCCGCACACACGATGCAAGGGTACGACCGGGGGGCAAGCGTAAGCAAAAAGAAAGCCAGGCGTGTGTGCCTGGCTTGATGGGAGTGTGTGTGTGTGTGTGTGTGTGTGTGTGTGTGTGTGTGTGTGTGATTATTGATTTACTTCTTGTCTCTTGATAATATCTTGTATATCATCAATCAGACTTGCCCTCGCTATCGGCTTATCAAGATTGTACTCTTCGATGTCCCCGATTGTGTCTATCACTTGATTATCATTTGTTACAATAAGCAATTTCATTTTCTTATCCTTTCATTAAGTTATCATTGACTATACACAGTATACACTATATCATAACATTATGCAAGTATAATCTCACAATATTATGAAAATATATTGGCACATTATAGAGCGGGCGTGCGTATCTGATATGATTTATACTCTGTTGTGCGTGCGTTGCCCGGACACAGCCGACCCACCACTACATTATCAAACAATGTTTAACAAAGTAATCAAACTATGTACGATTACACTTGTAATCCCCGATTTTACTATAATCTACTATTGACCATTGCTTACTATCATATACTATACTCTTACTATACTATACTTTCTTTCTTTTTGATAGTATAAAGAAGGAATAGTATAGTATAGATAGTATAATGAGTAAAAGTTTCATAGGGATATTATGTATGTCAAGTCAATATACGTATATAAGGTAGTATAGAGTATAGCTCTTAATGAGTTTTATTTTTTTGGGTTTTACTATCATATACTATCATTTCGCTTGTAAACTCTTATACTATAAGCATTTATAATACCATAGTAAGCCTTTTCTTACTATCATATACTATCATATCGGCCTTGTTACTATCATTATCTACGTGATTATCAGACTAAGTGAGTGACATTAGCTTGACATATTACTGATTACTGTATATTTTCATAATATTACGAGATTATGCTTGCATTATGTTCTGATATGTGTTATACTTTACATATGAACAGAACAATTAAACTAAGGGAGATTGATTATGTTGTATCAAAAAGCTAAAATCGAAAACGGGCAAGTGGTCATTACTGAAAGTAAAATGATAGACCAGAGCAAATTGACAGGTGAGTGCTGGTTAATACAATTTGACGGCCTATCAGTCTGTGAAACCTGCGAAGTCAAAGACACGGCTGATTGTGGCGGTCAAGCCATACGAGAACAGCTGTTACAATAATAAACTCCGCAGCATTGCCCAGTTGTTACCCTGGGCAAGGCTATTGAGTTTATTCTGAGAAAGATATGATATGAAAAGGAAACGGCTGTTCCAAATATCTTGGCGAGGCTGGCACTTATCGCCGTTATTTATAATTGGGCGATATACATTACATTTTACTAACGGTATTGTGCTTGGTTATGATAACGCAGTTTGGCTGGTTGTTTATCTTGGTTGGCTGATTATCTCTGTTGATAATTGTTATAATAGGGGAGACGCGATTGACGAGACGGACATATGCAATTATACGCATATATGGGTTATCAAATATGCGAAATAATTAGGAGCTAAATCAATGCTATTTAACAATATTAAGATGCAGGATATGCTATTACTCGTAGTATTGGTATATTTGGCGTTATGCTAAGGGGATTAACTATGTATGATTATATACACACAAAACATCTTTGGTCGTTACGCATTGCGTTTTTTGGCTTAGCACTTGTTTTAGAAAACCGCAAAGCTAAATTTTATGGCGAATCACAAGGTTGGAAATTTAACTTATGTTTACGAAAAAATACTATTTTATAGGAGAAAACCTATGTGGCAATTAATTAAAGTACCAAAGACAGATTGGATTAAAGACAACAGCGGATATTATACCTTGATAAACTGGATTGACGATAATACTGTCCGGCTGGATGTAATGGGTATCGCAGATTCGATTAACCCCACGGACTATCCGGTTATCAGTTATCAAGGTGCGGCAAGTGATGTTCGCAAGCGTATGATGCAGGATTGGCCGATATTACTACAACCCGAACACGCGGCATATATCGGTGCAGAATTAGCTCGATGTGAGCTATTGAAAACAGATTATGTTCAAGATTAAAGGGGATTGATTATGAGTAAAAAAGAATCAACAGTTGACATAATCGCACGCGGTTATGAATGGATTTGTCCATCGTGTGAACATTTTAATACAGAAATTGAGATATTAGAAGTTGTAAAATGTGAACAATGCAAAGACTGGTTTATAACGAATCCAGCCGAACACGCTTACGGTAAATAACCAGACTGAATCAGCAGCCAGCCGGATGCAATGTCCGGCACTGGTTTTATGATAAGCATAATATTTATAGCTATAATAATCGTAGAAAAAAGGCTTGACTTACATTATCTAAAACGTTATAATAACATTATGGAAAATGAGAATATGAAAATGAACGAATACGAATGCGAATGTGGCTACGTTTGGCTTGATGACCATAACTACGGCTGCCCGATGTGCGGAACGCGGGACGATATTACTCGCCGCGATTATGCTATCGCACAGCCGGAATCGTTTGCTCATAGACACGGAGAATGATTATGAGAACTAATATTTTAGTACAATACCAGGGCGGCGGATATGACGGCTGTTATTGGGAATGGAATTACTTTTACATAGACAAGCAAGGAACGTTCCACGATATACAATCATCTGGACGTAAAGCCGTTACCAGTATTGAAAACGCCAAAGAATTATTTTGGGCTAATTGTAGTGGAACATATATCTATGATATGAGTAATAAAGACGACATCAAGACATTTAGCAAAGAAACGCACCCTGTCCACGTGTTCGGCGTTCTGCAATGGTTCAACGACAATGGGAACATCGAGTTTTTTGCAGTATGTTTGGCTTGTGAATGCGGAATAGATAGCTGTGATGATATGGTTATTGAGGATAAAGATTTGTTTTGTGTTGAATGTTATTCGTCTGGTGGGTGTCCCTGCTGCGAATCGTACGTAGGCGATACCGAGATTGTCGAAGTGAATCCAGACGAACACTACGACTTCAGTTATATCTGCTCTGATTGTAAAGAGTACCACGATGGCGAACGTGAGGATGAATCATTTGAAGACCTACGCTGGCAATCATTTTGCACGGGAACGCCAGATATGTTTTCAGACGAATTACGAGCGTTGTGGGTGATAGTTTAACACCGACCGCCCAGCGTTTGTCCAGTACAGTGAACGTCCGGGAACCGAATGTGGCCGATTGGCCGGAAAGTGAGGGTATAATGATGTATTGGCTGGGATTTACATTAGGTGCGGCACTATTGGCCTTAGTATTAGGTCTGATAGTGATAATTGGAATATGGCTATGGTATTACTGGAGACTATGATATGAAACCAACACATTACATCAGCAAAGAAACAAGCATCCTGGATGCGACAGGACGAGCCGCATGCGGCATCTACGTGAGCCGCGAGAAGTACGGTGACAGTGTGACGCGGAACCGCGAAGACGCAACATGTGGAAACTGTCTGCGTTCTAAGATATACAGGCAGCTCCCAGACCTGGTGACATGTGAACATGGTGTGATTGTCGGCCTGGATAGTACAGGTCGGAAACATAAATGTGATTGTAGAAAGTGAGGTAATGTAGATGAAGATTGTAAAACCTGAAAAGAAAGAATTAAAAAGCACATTGTTTGAGGATTTGAACGAAGGGGATTGTTTTTGGTTTGCGGCCGAGACTGATGCTAATATATGGATGAAAACCAATTACGAGCAAGATGCTGTTAACTTAATAGATGGGGAATATGGCTCCGACTTATGCGGTGAAGCAGTATATCTTGTCAATGCAGAAATCCATATCGTGGACTAAACCCCGCAAGCGAAAGCCGTCTGACTCCATAAACGGACGGCTTGAGCTTACTGAGTTTAATTTGAAAGAGTGTAAAATGAATCATGGACATCAATTTGATATAGCATTATCAGCAGAACACAAAGCAGAACAAGAACGCAAACAAGCAGAACGTGAAGCACGCGAGAAGCTGGAAGCTGCCGCACCTGATTTACTGGCTGCGTTAGAGAACTTTCCAGTTAAGTTAGAAAGCCAAACATATCAACAGTTTTATAATTGTTGTGTGTCGTGGATTAGAATAGATAGACAAACTGCCATTGAAAAAGCAAAATAACTGAAAGGGAAACAGATGCTAACAAAAAAAGATTTTAAGGCGGTCGCGGAGATTATCAAAACAGTAATCGGTGGTAAAAGTGATTGTACAAATTTTGAAATAGGCTGGCATGGTGCAACAGAAGATATTGCAGAACATCTTGCCGACTATTTCATAACACAAGACCCGCGATTCGACCGGGAACAATTTATGAAGGCCTGTGGATTGGGGGGATGAGAAATGAAAATATCAAAACTATGTCAAGAATGTACTCTGTATCGAGTCAAAACTTGTGTCGGTAGAGATAAGGTTAAGCTCGGCAAGCTGCCCTGCAAGAACTATGAACTCGACCCGCAGCTAATCTCAGACCAGGACATCGAGCCAGACAGTAAGCCACCATCTTTGAAAGACCGCAAGCCAGAAGTAGTCAGGCCGCTTGTACCAGACGTTGTGCTGCCCACAAACAAGGTGAAAGCAGCTAACTTCACGCGATTGGCCACGCAGCGGCTTACTAAGACCCTGGATGATATGCGTAAGCTCGGCAACCTATCGGCTCGCGGTAATTACGAATGGGAAAGCGAGCAGATTGCTATTATTGCCAGTAGATTACACGGTGCAGTCGATGATTTTGAAAAAAAGTTTCAGAAATAGCTTGACTTGGGTTATTGAATGTGGTATAATACTAAAATGAAAGGCCGTGACAAGATATGCCGATAGTGGCGAATGGCGGGTCGACACCGTCCGTTATTGGGATACCATCATGTATCTGATGCCAATAATGTAGGCAATCTTGCCACCGCCGACAAAATGAAAGTGAGGTAAATTATGGATGAGTATGAAGTAGAAATCGAAGAAACGTTAAGCCGTATCGTGACAGTAGAAGCAGAGAACAGTGATGACGCTGAAGACAAAGTACGAGAAGATTACGGAAACGGTGACATTGTTCTCGACAGTGATGACTTTCAAGATGTAAATTTTGAGATAGTATGAACCGTTTGATTACAGAAAACGAAGAAGAAGCTTATCGGCTATGTTCACCAGACCATTACGGGCTGGCTTATAAGAACGCAGCCTTGTTATTACACTGTCATTTGAACACGGTCTATGTGCAGCTCAAGCGACTCAAAGCTAAAGCTCCGCAGTTGTTCTATAAGGGTTTTATTCGACCACGAACTCCGCATACTGGTAATCTGAATGATTATGACAATCATGGAAAGATATTGTCTTATGAATCCTGGATGGATAACCACATTATAATGAAATTTTGAAAGGAACAGAAATGAAAGCAGAACAAGCAAAACCGAAACAGCAGTTTGTGCCAGTGATAGTCACGCTGGAAAGTCAAGAGGAAGTGGATTCACTCCATGCGATAGGTAACCATTGTAAAATTAGCCACGCACTTCCTGCATTACATAGTTGGTATATACAACTTAATCCTTTTACTACTGTCCACCGTAGTGAACTGTGGACCAAACTTAATGAAACAATACGTTAACACTAAGTCTTCGTAACAGAAGCATACATGAGGGGTAAAAAATAAGGTCTATGTGGAAAATACTAAATCTCTAATTGTGAAACTCCCAAGCGTCCCCTACTGCGGTAGGGGTAGCTTGTGAGCTTGAAACTAAATACAGAAATTAAATTTGTATCAGGCGTGGGGCCAGCCCGAGCCAAGTTGTTCAACAAACTCGGCGTGTATACCGTTGAAGACCTGCTGGAATATTTTCCGTATGCCTGGGAGTTCGGGCCAGATGATGCTGCTATTAGGCAGCGATTAGTAGAAGTTATTAAGCATAAGAATGAGAGGGTGAAAGAATGAAAAACTTTCCGGTATTAGCTTTAGAACGTTTAGAAGTAACATACATTGACATTGTAGATAAACAATATGCAGCCTCGGGAAGACCAATACTTAACAAGTTATTTACATTTGCCCCTAAAGTTTGGAAATATATATGTTTCCCTGTTTCACAAGGAGGAAAAGAGGATTTCATGGCTTTTTATGGGGCAAATAAAGAGGCATCGTTCGATTGGGTCAGTGTACAGGAGGATGATATGGTCTTTAACGTTTTCTTTGTTGACCATCCACAGTGTCAATTTGACCAAATTAAGAAGCGTTGGCGAATCATTTATACGCTTCAACAAGCTACACTATTATAATCTGTGGGTCGGTGGCAAGCGTGCGAATAAATTTCATAAAACTCAAAGAAAAAGCTTGACTCAGGTGCTGGATTGTGGTATAATACTAACAATCGAAGAGCAAATAATCTGAAAGGAAAACTATGGATATACAGATATTCGACAAACTTGTAGAACGAGAAACACAACGAATGAAAGACGTGATGTGTAGCAAGTCAGCGGACTACGCTGACGGGACCGATAAACTGTTCAATTTCAAGCTCGCGGCTGAACTGGACGGCATATCACCTATTGAAGCTCTACGTGGCATGTGGCTCAAGCATCGCTGTTCGCTTCGGCAGGGGTTGGATGAACTGTTAAATGGCAAGGATTGTCGTCCTGAAGCCTGGTGGGTTGAGAAACTTACTGATGATCGTAATTATAGTATGCTGCTTCAGGGTTTGCTAACAGAGAAGTATTTTGAGTTCATCGTTCCTGAAGGGTGGGTGATATGCCTTTATGGTGGTCGTGGTGATGATTGCGGATGGTATGTTTGTAAAAAATCACTTGATACATCATATTTTGGTCATGATGATATGTATCTGCGTAAAGACGAGATGCTCCATACTCGTAATGGTACAGGCAAAGGAGATGGTCACAAATTCGGCGAAGCTCCCGGCTACTGGCCAACAGAAGCAGACGCGAAAGCTGCGTTGCAGCAGTATTTGGAAAAGCAAGATGTGGCAGGATAACGTAAATGGACTGTTTGAACTTTGTGGTGGCATGTTTGTTATGCTACATTGTCTTAAACTCCGTAAAGACAAAAAGGTGAGGGGTGTTAGTTTTGTAGCAACAGGTTATTTTGCTCTATGGGGTTTTTGGAACATGTATTATTATCCGTTTCTTAGACAGTGGATGAGTTTAGTTGGTGGCTTACTTATTGTTGCGATGAATGTTTGGTGGATTATAATGATGGCTTATTACATACGAAAGGAACGAAATGAACACAAAGATTGTAACGTATACAGGTAAATCTTTTGATTTACTGAACCCATCTCCAGATATGGTTTGCATTGAAGATATTGCACATTCACTGGCGAACATGTGTAGATATACAGGTCATGTTCGGCAGTTTTATTCGGTAGCTCAACATTGTGTATTGACGGCTATGGCCGACTTGCCGGGTGATTCGTTAAAAAGATTATTACACGATGCTGGGGAAGCTTATGTTGGGGATATTGCAAGTCCCTGGAAACAACTTCTTCAAGTAGATGTACCTGAAACCGTCAGTGTAAACCAGCATTACGTACCAGTTCATGAATGGGAAAGTAAAATTCAAAAGATTATTGGAACAGCGTTAGGGATTGATCTTAGCTATTCTGCGGAGGTTAAAATAGCTGACGATCACATGTATTTTACGGAAATTCGGGATTTGATGCCCTTATCTGAAGAGTTTAGAAGATGGAGGGGAAACTTGAAACCTTTAAATAATAGAATAGAATGTTGGAATCCTTCAGTAGCAGAAAAAACATTCTTGTTTATATATAATAAACTTAAAGGGGAGAGAATAGTATGAGCCGAGTTCTCATAATTCCAGATTTACATGAACCATCTACACGCCCTGGTGCTTTACAGTTTTGTAAAGCTATAAAAAAAGAACACAAATGTGATACAATCATATTCATTGGTGATGTGACAGATTGGCACTCAATCTCGTTTCACGCACACCATCCCGAAATGCCGGGGCCAAAAGATGAGTTCAAACTTGCTTCTAAATGTCTTAAAAGGTGGCATAGAGCATTTCCAAAAGCAAGGATATGTTTAGGAAACCATGACAGACGAATTGTAAGACTTGCTGAATCTGTCAACATACCTAAACAGTTTATTCGAGGATATGGAGAAACTTGGAAAACACCTGGGTGGACTTGGGGACATGAATTTATCATTGATGGTGTTTTGTACTCACATGGTGAGGGTGCAGGTACAAGTATGTATCCAGCATATAATAAAATGAAGAAAATGGGAATGTCATGTGTTCTCGGTCATTTTCATGCTGCTGGTGGAATTAAGTGGCTTGTGAATCCATTACGCAGGATGTTTGGGATGGATGTAGGGTCATTAATAAATGATAAATCTATGGCGTTTGCTTATGGTAAGTTTGCTACTATCAGGTCAGTATTATCAGCTGCTGTAGTTATTGATGGAATACCACAGCATATTATAATGTGTTGCGGCAAGGGTGAGAAGTATCACGATAGTAAATTCAGGAGTAGAAAATGAAAATCACAATCAAAAAACCAATTCAATTAAGAATAAAAGAAATTAAACTTCAAAACCTCAAACCAGGGACAGTAGTTCAGCTTGATTCTTCTGTAAAAGCTATTGTTATTGAAAAAGTTAATGATGCAGGAAACACATTAATGCTCTTAACTAATAATGATGCCTGGTGGTTTAGCGAGGCTGGTGGATGGGGAGATGAACCTATTACAAGAGTTCTTGGTAAAATTACTGAGATTATTGTGGAGTCAGTCTAATGAGTAAGGGCGATAAACGCAGACCACGCAGTACAACCAGAGAAGAGCAGAACCTTCGTGACTTGTATATGAATGGTAGGATTGGTTTTGCTACTTATGAAAAGAAATACAAAGCATTAATGAAACGTGGTTTAATTAAAAGAGATGGGTTGCGAATTGGTAATACTTTTCGTAATAAGTCTTCATGACGTGGACACTGTGCGAGGATTTAAATCCTCGCATATCTCCTTAATGAAAGGATATTGAAATGAATGTCGGCCAGCTTAGAGCAGAACTCGATGAATACGACCAGGAAGCCTCAGTGAAAGTTCATGGTGGTGACATTGTTGATATAGAAACCTTAGATGACGGTATTGTATTAATATCAGGAGAATATGATGACATTAGTTGATGAAATTCAAGTACAACATAATTCTGAACTACGCAAGCGTGTGTACCGAACTATACAATCTATGTATAAACTATTCAAAGGTTCGGCACGAAACATCCAGGTTGTAGATAGATATATGAACATCTGGAAGCCGCTGGGTGGTAAAATTAAAGATGTAGTCGAGTTTCCCTATGAATCTAAGAAGGGTAGTAAGGCTGAGAAAAAGAACGCTGCACAATGTTTGTTTGCGTTAGTAACAACTATGATCGAAACCTGGCACAAGTATTGTGAAGAAGACTTATCACCTACGCAGCGACAAAAGTGTGTGAAGACATTGGAAACGTTGTTTGATAAGATCGAGTTTATTACTTCACATCAGCTTGATCTGCCAATCCAGGGTTCTGATGAAGCTGGTTACGAGTTTAAGCCGCCGAAGGGGGAATGATGAAGATTGAAATAATTTTTCACACATCATCAACACCTAAAAAATGTATTAATGTGATTGCTGTTTATACAAAAGGTGATCTATTATGTGTTGAATATAAAGATGCGTTAATTATGAAATATCCACTTTGTAATGTTTTTAGTATTGCAAGTTATCACCATGATCATCTTGGAAGTACAAAAAATGTATAAACAAATTAATCCAATTTTAGATTTTAGTGTACGACAGCTCTGTTTTAGAGCATATACTAATCATCCTAAAGGCTGTCCCAATTATAATCATAAAGTTGGATGTCCACCAATCAGCAGAACCATTGATGAAAAAATTAATTTAAGCAAACCTGTATTTGTTATTTGGAGTGTTTTTAATTTTGCTGCTCATTGCAAAAAAATGAAAGAAAAACATTCTAATTGGTCAAAACGTCAGATTGAATGTTGTCTTTATTGGCAACCGACGGCCAGGAAACAATTAAAAGAATATGTTCATAAATTTTTATTAGAACATAAAAAATTTATAATTATAAACTGTCCTGAAGGTGATGGCGTAAATGTAACATCTACAATGAAAAGTATAGGCATTAATTTAGAATGGCCCCCTGTAAACATAACTTATCAAATTGTATTAGCTGGATATAGTTTATGAACTGGCAACAGATCTTAGCTAAATATCATTACCCAACAACAGCCGTCACGCTCGACTTCGAGAGTTACTTCGATAAGGATTACTCGCTGAGCAACCTCAGCTACATCGAGTACATCTGCGATGATCGGTTCGAGTTCAGTGGGCTGGGTGCGTTTGTAGCAACGCAACCGTTTGGCGATCCTGAAAACTGTTGTTTTTTTACACCAGAACGTATCGAAGATGCAATATCTTTCTTACAGAATAATTATGGTAAGAACCTCAAAGGCTGCACACTCGTCGGCCAGAACCTCATGTTCGATGCGATGATTCTACATGAGAAGTTCGGCATCACGCCGAAGTATACTGTGGATACCCTGAATTTGGCGAGACACGAAGACTCCAGGCGACCAAATAAACTTGAGAAACTGTGTGAATGTTATGATATAGGAGTACAAAAAGGTGACAATACATGGATAAAAGGTTTACACTGGCGAGACATGTCGCCTACGCAGCAACAGAAAGCGGCAGAATACTGTCGTGGTGACACCATTGCCACTACTTTGTTATTTAGATTACTACTCCCACTTCTTACGAATCCAGCGGTGGAGTTGCCACTCCAGCAACACACCCTGGAGATGTTCCTGATCCCGCAGTTCGAGTTTGACTTCGAGCTTGCTAAAGAGATTATAACAGAGATGGAAATTGAATTATATAGTGCTCTTAATAAAGCCGAATGGGTGTGGAAATATAAATTAAAAAAACATAAAGCAATAATTGAAACGATCAGATCAGCACAATTTGTTAAAGCATTAGCCAGCGTGCTTCCTAAAGGTGAAACTGTCGGGATGAAAGCTGGTAAGATTGGCAACATTCCAGCACTTGCTCAAGACGATCTGTTCTTTCAACGGCTTCTCATACATCCAGAAGCAATAGTACGCGAGCTTGCTCTGGCTCGCAAGGCTGCAAAGTCGTGGCCTACTTGGATCAAACGAGTGGAATCTATGCGACGACAGGCTGAACTTCGGGGGGGTAAGCTCGCCTGTCCACTACTTTACTACGGTGGGCATACTGGGCGTGACAGTGGTACACAGAATGTGAACATGCAGAACTTACCTGGGCGTGGCCGTGCTGGTGCTGGAACTCCAGAGGTATTACAAAAAATAAGAAATTTACTAAAGGCTCCAAAAGGATGAAAAGAACTTGCACTAAATGTAAGAAAACTAAATCTTTATCTGAATTTTATAAAGATAATCATTTGAAAAGCAAGCTTAGCTCGTGTTGTAAAGTTTGTCTTAAAGAAAAATCTCGAAAGTATAAACAGACTCATAAAATTGAACATGCTAAATATATGAAAAAATATAGAAAAACTTTTATGGGTTATCTTCGCCAACGCTTTCACGAAATGAAGAAACGCTGTACTAATCCAAATTATAAACAATATAAAAACTATGGTGGCCGTGGCATTAAATGTTTGTTCAAAAATGCTAACGAATTTATAGATTACATTATTAATGAATTACAAGTTAATCCACATGGATTGCAAATTGATAGAATTAATAATGATGGTAACTATGAACCTGGAAACATTAGGTTTGTAACCCATGACGAAAATTGCAGGAATAGGTAAATAATGATCCTCGGAATTATAGACTTTAAATTGAGAGCACCGAAATGAAGTGTTGGTGGTGTGAAAAAGAACTCCACAAAGGCTTGGGTGGTTATTATGAACGATGGAGTCTTGCTATGCTCGCTCATATTGCTGGATACTTATGTGTAGAATGTTACGACAAAAAATGGTTAGTTCGTATAAAAAGATTTTTTAATCATTTATGGAAAAACAAAATATGATCCTCGGTATTATAGACTTAGCTCAGATAGAAGCTCGCATCCTCAGTTGGATTGCCGGGCAAGACGACCTATTGAAAGGATTTGCAGATGGAGAAGATATATATAGTGAGTTTGCTACTACTTTATTCGGCGTACCTGTACGTAAAGCACGCAAAACTGATCCAAAAGAGATCGGGAAAATTCTTACTATCCGAAGGGGATTTGGTAAAGATGCTATCCTCGGACGCGGTTATGGAATGGGAGATCAGAAGTTCTTTGATCGCTGTTTATCAAATGCTGATCTTAAACCGCATTTTGATTCTGGCGAGTATAATTTTGTTTTTATTCAAAAATTAGGCAAACTATATCATAAAAAATATCCTAAAATTTCTAAGTTCTGGACCAACATTGAGAAAGCTTTCAGGTGGGTGGTGAAGTATCCTAATCAAATAACAACATATACTTTAAATCATCAGTGGCTTTCAAAAAAGAAAGAACCTTGTTCAGAGCTTGCTAAAAAGCTTATGGTTGATCATTTTATATTCCGCTTTTGGAACGACAACGGTATGGTTAATATCCAGCTACCATCCACTCGTTGTCTGAAGTACCCCCAGGCCCGGATCGTCAAAGATAGACGTGGTGGTAAGCTCAAGTACAAGAAGTATTATCTCTGGGGTGGCTCGATTACTGAGAACGTGGTCCAAGCGATTGCTCGTGACATATTCGTTGAGGGTGTGCTGCGATTGGACGCTGCTGATGTGTCTGTGATTCTTCGCAGTCATGATGAGGTTGTGGTGCTATTGCAGGAAAAAAATGCAGAGAAATCTTTAGAAAAAGCGATTGATATATTTTGTGTTAAGCCAAGCTGGGCAAAGAGTTTACCGATAGCTGGTGAGGGTGAGTTGACACCTTATTATAAGAAATAGCTTGACTGAGAAGTTGGATTGTGGTATAGTACTAAAATGATGAAAGGAACCAAAATGAAAACTAAAGAACAGATTCAAAAAGAAATTGAAGCGTTAAAAACAGTCCGGCCAAATGTACGTCCAACAAGTATGTTCGGCGACGATAATCTGGGTAGTGTTGACGCTCAGATTGCTGTGCTCGAAAGTGATTGGGATGATAATGATATTTATGATAGATATGATAGAACCAGTTCATCAGAATACATATTAGATGCAGCACTCGCCGCACGTGGCTGGATAGATGATGAAGAGGATGATGATTGTGAGGGACTGGCTTGTGAGTGGCCGTTGAAAGAATGAACCGACGAGGCTTCCTTAAAAAACTGGGTATTGTTTGCGGGGCTACGATTGCGTGTCCGGCTGAGTTATTGAAGAGTAAGCCCGGTCCTAAGCCCGGATTTTATGACGTTAAATTTGAACCAGGATGGCGTAAACATTTATGGAAGAGTTATTATGCTACATATAAACCAGCAAATAAAAGATTATTAGATCAACTTAGGGCAGCATTTTTGGTGCACCCATTTGAGCCACCATTTCGCTGGTAAATTAACATGAAACGACGCACCAAAGCACTACAGTACGCTGACATCGCTGATGCGGTGAAGTGTATAAACGAGGGTAAGAAAGTGAAACGCAGTACATACAAAGATGGTTCAATTCCGACTAAGTCAGTTGTGCCAGTACGTTGTCCTTATCCTGAAAAAGATGTAGTGCATGACTGTCTGGTGTGGTTACACCGACACCATATTATGTGCAACCGTCATGATGCTGCTTCGTTTCAGAATGATCGCGGACAGTGGGGTGTGTATGGTATCAAGGGTGCTGGTGACATCATCGGCATAGTTGGTGACTATGGTACACATTTTGAGATTGAATGTAAAGCTGGCAAAGGTGGTAGGCTTAGTCCTGGTCAGCAGAAACGAAAACATGATGTTACTTATGCTGGTGGTATCTATCTCATAATACATGGAGTTGAAGAACTCGAATATCATTATTTTGGAGATTTTGTATGAATTTTGTAGATAAAATTTTTGAATACGAACTATCGTTAATCAAGAGTAAAGAAACCAAACAATTCGTCCTCGACGTGTTCGATAAACTCTGCCCGGACTACTTCTGGACCTGCCCATGCAGCACGTCAGGTAAGTACCACCCGCAGGTGTCACTCGGTGAAGGTGGTCTGGTTCGGCATACTAAGCTCGCTGTGTGGTGGGGGATTGAATTGCTGAGGGTGTTGAGTGAAGAGCCTGAATTGAAAGATATTCCTACATTACAAGATGAGGTTGTTGCAACACTTCTGCTACATGATCTGCTCAAGAACGGTAAAGGTTTGGGTCCAAATGGTCGTCCGCTTGAATCTGGTGTAACAGGGACACACGGAGTAACGCTGGCACAGAGAATAGTTAGCGAAGAACTTGACAATGAATTAAGTCTTGAATCTTGCGAGAGAATATTTGATGGAATTGCTGGTCACATGGGTGTTTGGACAATCGATCCCTTTTACAGGCCAAGTACAGCTTTCGCCAATCTAATCCACCTGGCCGACTACTGTGCCAGTCGTAAAGTTGATGACATATATGCAGTATTACAAGAGGAAAAAGAAGTATGACAGATAAAATAAACTTCTATAATCATAAACCAGAAAGTGAGTTTATAAAATATAAAGCAGAATACCCTCATGTTCCTGAAAAGCAATTAAGGGATGAGTGGGAAGATAATTCTGGTGATCTACGTCATTCAAGGTTATGTGCAGAAACAGGTCAGTGGCCATAGTAGGAAAAAACAGAATGAACATATTACCAACAAATTATTCAATGATTGATACTGGTTTAAGTTTTAGGGGATGTCCTGTTTTTCTTGGTGCAGATCATCGTGGACGAACACCAGACAGGCTGGTACTTACCTTATTAGATCGGTTTCTTAGAGAGAATCTACCAAAACAACTTATTGAAATGCTAACAAATTATTCAACTGGTGCTTTAGTAAGGGGAGCTATCCCAGAAGGAGAGAAAAATGATAAGACTTAGTGCGTCAGCAATAGATAATTGGAAGTCCTGCCCGACCAGGTGGCTGAACTCGAACATCCACAGGGTACGCAAGGTTGAAGAAACTGATTCTCGTAGAACAGGTACATCCTGGCACAAGGTCCATGAACTGAATCGTGATATGGACGAGATTACAGAGTACATCAACGAGCAGTACACTACAGTCCCACCATACAAAACAGCCGAAGAGTGGGAGATCGAGCGAGTGATTCTGCTCTACTGCTTCTCAGGATATAATTGGTACTATGACCAACAGCCGGACCAGTATACAATAGTAGCAATTGAAATTGAGTTCGAGATGCCACTGTATGATGCTGACGGTAATGAGATCAAAGGTGTTACTGTCGTAGGTAAGATCGACCAGATCGTGCAGGATGAATATGGTAATCTCTACGTGCGTGAGTTCAAGAGCACGAGCCTGACTATTAACGATGAATACTGGGACCATCTGAATCTCGATCCGCAGGTTAGCATTTACGTCCAGGCTGCGAACTGGCTACGAGTTAATGGTATGCTTGGGGAGTATGGTATAGGCAATCGAACACCGATGATTCGACGCGTGCTTTACAACGTATGGCACAAACCGAAGATCGGCCCGAAGTTTATTACACAGAAGGCCAGCAAGGAACTGGTCGAGACTGGGGTGTATTGTGAGCAAAAATTTAAAATAATTGATGGATTAGAAATATTTATTAACAATGTTACAGCAATTATCGAGCCGGGCAAGAAAGAAGGCACATTCGCTATCTATGAAACGCCAGACATGTTCGGTGCACGTCTGCTCCAGGATGTTGTGGAGCGTCCCGAGTTCTATTTCCAACAGAAGGAACTCTGCCGCACTCCTGAGCAGATGGTGAAGTTCCAAGCAGAACTGCTTAATATCTACACGATGATGAAGTACCAGCTTAAGAATGAACTGTGGTACACGAATGACAAACAGTGCAATGCCCGGTTCCGGTGTGAGTACAAAGCGTTGTGTGATAATGGCGTTGTGGTTGATCCTGCTGATCCCCCGGATGGCTATGCTGTAAGAAAACAGCTTGATAATTGTGAAGTATGTAAAGGAGTGAAGGGTGGTGTTCGTGGTAATGAAAATATAATAGATGGCGTGGTGATGTGTGATTATTGCCATGCAGAACAAATGAATAAGGAGAAAAAATGATAGACAAACCCCCATCAACTAAAAAGAAAACCAGCTTTAAGATAGTCAACTGGACCAACGAGAACCAGGGCCAGAAGATCCTTCTCTATGGTGTATCTGGCATTGGTAAGACCACCTTAGCTTCGCTCATTAAGAACGCTGCTTACATTCCAACAGACGATGGCGGTCGGTTGATGGGTACGCTCAAGGTAGTTGAAGGCATCACTGACTTCGCATCGGTCCGGCTTGCATTGCAGAGTAACATCTGGAAGCCAGGTATGACAGTGATCACAGATAATGTCACTGAGCTTGAACGCTGGGCAATACCACATATGTTCAAGACCGTACCCAAGAATCAGTCCGGCGGGATTGTTAAGAACATCGAAGATTACGGCTACCATAAAGGCTATCGTCGCTGGTACGATATTATGGGTCTGATCTTGGGTGATTGTTCTGAACTGATCCGACGTGGTGTGAATGTTGTGATGGTAGCACAGTCCACAATCTGCAAGAGTGTCCAGGCCGGGACTGAAGACTTCGTGAAGGAAGGTCCGGCTCTGCATCACGACAGGAACGTGTCCACGATGAACGCATATGTAGAATGGGCTGACCACGTGTTGCGGATCGCTAACTGTAGTGTGATAGTGGATAAGGGCAAGGCTGGCGGTGATTCTAACGAGCGTGCTGTGTATGTGCACCCGCAGCCGCATTTCCATGCTAAGAGCAGGACTATTGGCAAGGAATTTGACGTTGTTACGTTTGCAGATGTTAATGATGATTCGATTTGGCGTTTAATTTTTGGAGAATGATATGGCGAGTGCATTTAGAAAATGGTTAATAGAAAAAGCATTTCCTGATCCTGCAACGCAAGGGCTTGTTCAATATGAATATTGTGGAGAGGGTTGGCAAGCAGCTTTGAAATGGTATCAATCAATTGCAGCAGGATGTGAAAAAGATTGCCAAACAGATGAAGATTATAAAACTTTATATTTTCATTTAAAACAAGTATTAAAAAATGGGATACAAGAAGATTATGGTATGCCCCCGTTAGGAGATATTTAATGACAATCCAGCTAAAAGGCAGAAAAGTATTACCCAACGCACCGTGTCCGTGTGAGTCCGGGTTGAAGTTCAAACACTGTCACGATGATTTTGCTAAGAAAGCAGCATGTGAAGCTGTCGTGCGTGAGCACATGTTCCACCTGATTATTGCTGAGAAGATTAAAAAGGGGTTGATCTGTCAGCATGGTGTTCCGACAGGCGAGAAGTGTGTTGATTGCGTGGGTCCACAAGAACTTGAATTAGAGGGAGAAGATGATGATTAGATTTAAACACGGCCATATTGTAATTGATACAAGAGTAACACCAAGTAAATCCATAGCTGTAACTGACCTTGACGATATAATAGTGGAAGGAACTATGTACTGGGGTGGTGTTCCTATTAAAACGTTTGATAAAGAGCGGTTAATTAAAATAATTTATGTTCTTACAGATGAAAAACTTGCAAATTTAAATAAATATATGTAAAAATATTTACTGGAAGGAAAAACATGAAACAAAAATTGTACAAAGTTAATTACGCAAGAACTTCATCGGATGACCCTATATATTTTAGTGCCAGTAAACTTTCTGATGTAATAGATAGGATTAATCCAGATAAGGAGATTCGTAGTATTAATCTTTTAGGTAAAATTGAACACATAACCAATTCTTGAAAGGAAAAACATGGGAAAATTAATAGACCGCGAGGGTACGTTCCGTACCAAGAACATCGTGGACGGTGGCCTGGGACAGACATCAACAGGTCTGCCGCAGTTGTCCCTCTCGTTGAGGGCTGATGAGATCTACGACTTCGATGAGAAGTGCTGGGTCCCCTGGGATGATGTTGAAGAGCGTGAGATCACCGCGTATCTGGTGCTTGTAGGTAAGAAAGACAACGAGATCTTCCATTGCAAAGCAATCGAGAAGGCACTTGGCTGGGATGGTGCGTCACTGAGTTCGCTGAATGACATCGACTATCAGAACTCTGGCATCCAGTTCACTACTAAAGAAAACGAATACGACGGCAACACCACGATTCAGGTAGCTGGTATCAACCACTACGATGCAGAGCCTGGTCGCACAGTTCAGAAGCTCGATGCAGCAGAGGTCAAGGGACTTGATGCTAAGTACGCTGCGTTTTTCAGGAAGCGTTCTGGCGAGAAGAAACCGAAGACTGTCGGTAAGCCAGTTGTGCCTGTTGTGAAGCCGAAGGCAGCACCACCTACAGACGATCAAGTAGCTGAAGCAGAGGATGTACCTGAAACAACATCATTAAGAAGTGTGTCAGAACGAGCCAGCGAAGCACCGCCGAAGAAAACAGCGAAGCCACCTAAGAAGACTGCAAAGCCGAAGAAAGCCACTAAAGCTGATAAGTGCACACAGACAGAAGCCTGGGTAGCTTGTAAGAAGGCTGCACCTGAATCTGTTACTGAACAACAGCTTGCTGATCTTTGGTTGAAAACTGTTGAAGCTAATGCTCCAGACGGCGACGAAGATCAGTTGTCACCTGAAGGCTGGGCTAACATCAGACGGATTGTAGTTGCACAGGTTAAAGATGATATACCGTTTTAAAGTTTCCTAACATGGACGCTGGTGGGTGGATAAATTATATTTCTGGTGTGAAATAGCCCTTCCTTAACATTGTCGACCACCAGCGTCGGAATAATATGCTAAACCTATCTGATCAGTTCACAACATATCAGGCCAACATGACCGAGGGCATGGTTCAGCTTCTCGCGGACGACCTCAACGCGAGCACTGATGCAATTAAAGCCCTCGGTGTTGGCTTCTGGTTCCATGAACAAGCCTGGATCTTCGCCGAGCGAAATGCTAAGGGCGAGATCATCGGCTTGTTAAGACGATATATGAACGGTAAGAAATATATGGTGGAAAGTTCCAAACGTGGACTTTCATACATTTTAAACCCAGATTTTAAGAAAGGGAAAAAGCATGGACGATCATTGCTCACTGATTTCATTAGAGTTTCGACCGCAGGTGTTAAATGTCCGATCTGTGGGCGACCTGATTGGTGTCTTGTCTCACGACAAAACCCGGAAGATCCAAGTGAAGTTATATGTCCCAGATCTGAATACAAAACCAAAGACACAATACAAGTGGGTGATGCTGGATGGTTACACGTGTTGGATGGGAGTAAATCAGCTAACAAATCAAGCAAGAACAATAGTTTATTATCAAGTTCATCGCACCCGATCCTTGTGGTCGAGGGTGCGTCGGATGTTCTCGCGGCTCACGACCTGGGTTTCGTCGCTGTGGGTAAACCTTCGGCTACCGGAGGAATCACTGGGCTTACAAGAGTTCTTAGAGGGAAAAAGACAATAATCATAGGTGAGAATGATAGTGGTGCTGGCGAGGAAGGGATGGAGGTTACTTTCATTAAACTTCAAAAGTTCTGTAAGCAAGTATCTAAGATCATGCCGCCGACCGGAGTTAAAGATCTGCGTGATTGGGTCAGACATGGGCTAACGAATGAAGAGTTACTTAAATACATCGACACTAATGCGGATACTAAAACTGATGATGATCTTTTAGACAGTCCATTGTCTTCAACTATAGCAGAACAATGGCTTAAAGAGTTACACATTGATGGTATCTATACTTTATTTCGACATCATCGCGGAGAGTTCTGGCGGTATGACGGCGTGCGTTATAAGAAGGTTGAGAAGGATATATTAGACAGTAACCTTCGTGATTATGTACGAGATAAATATTACATTGAAACAAAAAAAGTGAAGGATGAAATAGTCACATCACGCAAACCATATCTTCGTGATGAGTATAAATTTCGAGGGATTAAATATGAACTCAAAACTGCAACCCAGATACGCAACGGTTCGGATGTAGATGAACCGTTTATTATTGAGGGATATAAAAGCACGCTTGAATTTGATCGTGAGAAACAGATTGTATTTAAGAACGGTGTGTTAAATACAGAAACAAATAGTTTTACAAAATTAAAACCTGAACTTTACATTACGTCAACTGTACCCTGGAATTATGATTCTGATGCTGATTACCCGCTTTGGCAGGTGACGTTGCGAGACTGGTGGGGTGAAGATAATGATTCCATTCGATTACTACAACAATGGTATGGTTATAACCTCATTGCTACCAATTACTTAGAAGCTATGATGATCCTGTTCGGCGTATCAGGGTCTGGCAAGAGCACAATAACAAAAGTTTTATATGAGATGTTGGGAAAAGATAAGTGTACGCCGTTAGAATCTCAAGATCTTAAATATACTTTTGGTATGGAAAAACTTGTTAATAAAAACTCAGTAATATTTTCTGAAGATCAAGCAACAAAAAAAGCTGATGCTGATATGATCCTTCAAGTAATTAAACGATTAACAGGTCGTAATATTTTTAGTGTTCGTGTTAAATATGGCGTTTCTTATGATACCGAGCCGTTTGCCCGGTTGACTTATGAGTGTGATGTGCTACCACGTTTCGTTGATAATGCACAAGCCCTGGAACGCAGAGTTAACATGCTCTACTTCGGTAGATCTTTCAAAGATGCCCCGAATGTTTTATTGAAAGAGCAGCTTATAAAAGAAGTCCCAGGCATCATAAACTGGGCTATCGAGGGGTTGCGTGATCTGAAGCAAACTAATAAGTTTATAGTGCCAGCGACTTCAAAAGTTGCTAAAGAAGAACTACGATATATGACATCACCGATGGCAGCAATGGGTAAACAATGCTTTAACTTTGACGATTCTAATGCTTGGGTTTCTAATGATCAACTGTTTGACCTGCATCGAGCTTGGTTTAAAGAAAGTGGTTATTCAGTCTACAGTCGCGTCTGGTTTGGCAGAACATTTTCTGTTGTCTTCCCGCGTTTGAAAGATATTGTAAGAGATAAAGTTCGTGGTCGCAAGAGTGTGTCGATATTACCTGATGCGGCGGTGAGATATTTGGAGAGTCCAACATGAGATTGTTAAAACGATTAAAACGGTGGGTGTTTCCATCAAATGCTATAACATTAGAGCAAATGAAAGAATTACTTTATTATACTTTAGTACATTTTGTTACTGAAGATTTCCACCTTGTACTTGATGAAAAAGAACAATTTATAAACGTATGGATTGATAATGATTATTATCCAATACCCTTTGAGGTAATGGTTCTTTTTGAAAATAAAAATGGTGCACGTAGCTTTGTAAATTATGTTAAACTTCAATTAAGAAAAGCAGGTGTTGAATGAAAGACAAGAAAAATTTATTGTTGGTGGTAGCGTGCGTTATCTGTTTGACAGTAATCAGTTGCCAATCGGTAATGGACAGAGTAACGCCATGTGAAGTATCGGAGCAGACGTATGAATTTGTAACTGGTTCCCTGGATGGTTACAAAGAAGTCACTTCATTATATGATGTGAAGAAACTTCGTAACAAAATGATTATACAGCATCGCACATCTCTTGTTGACCTAATGCGTATGATTGAAGATGAAAACTACGCATACGGCGATGCCAGAGATTCTGTTCTGGCTGAGATCAAGGCTGCTCAGGAGCTTCAAGAACTCGTTATTGGTGGCCCGAATACAGATTTCAGTTTGCTGGGGATTTTAGCTGGATTCACAGGCGGTACTGCTATAGGTAGGATGATTAAACGTAAAGGTGACTATAGCCCGTCAGAGGTAGAAGAGGTCGTGGCTAAGGCTAAGAGAAGGGCAGACTGATGATCCTACACACACGAACACAACTGATGAACTGGTTAGAAGAGAACGCCCCCACAGCATCCATACGTCGGGCTGTGGGGCAGGGGTCGGTCGAGTTCTTGGGGTGGTTCTCCACTTTGCCAGGATCTAACTTTTCGGGCTGGGTGATAATAGTGAGATCCACTATTACTACTTTAGTGTGGCATGTTGTCGTTAGATTGAGTCCTCTTACTAATGTAAGCTATTGTGTGTGGGTGCTTGATGAAGACCCACCCTGGCAACATTATAATTCTGGAAATTCTGCAAATCCATTCATGCAGGGAGATAATCCTGAACAATACAGACAAAATCGAGAAAACTTTAAGGCTCAGGGATGCACAACGTTACATCAAGAAGACATATCATCTTGATATAACAATTACACGAATCCGAGCCTGGATCAGTACGGGGCTGGTATCTAACAGTGGTTGTTGTTGTGTACTCCGGGCCAGGAAGAAGTACGGTCAGTGGTACACGACTGACTGGGCGGTTGATGAGTTAATTTTGGAGTTAGATAGATGAAAAATTTTAGTGAGTGGTGGGATAAACACAGAGCATCAAGATCTTCACATACTTGTCAATCTGCGAGAAGAGAAAATTTAGGTATGTTAGCAGATGAAGAAATCTGGCGAGCAGCTTTAAAAAAAGTGTTGAAACAATTAGATATTATTTATAGCGGGGATTTTGAAAATTCTGATATAGTGAAATGGATTAAAGAGGAACTCGAATGAAAAAATTAAAAGCATATAGAAAATGGTTAAAGGGTAAAGCAGGAATAGGTTGGTATACAGGAACTGAGGAAGGCTGGCGAGCAGCTTTAGAAGAAGTGTTCGGCTGGCTTGACTATTCAACAGAACACGAAAAAATAAAAGATAAAATACAGGAAGAACTCGAATGAAAGAATTTGAGAAATGGTGGTCTGAACAACTGTGTTCAAATAATGATAAATATAAAACAATAGCATATTGTGTTTGGAAAGCAGCTTTGGGATGGGCATTATCTAACGAGACATCTATTGCCTATTCTATTCCTGTTGTCTCAGCAGATATAATCAGAAAGGAACTCGATGAAAACTAAAAGCTACTACATAATCGAGCACAAGGGCCACACCATTAACATCATACGTGACGCATTGCTACTTGGGCCTATGCCGGTGCTGTGGTGTAATGGCGGGATGTATGCTATTATTCCGGGGACTATTCTGGAAGAGATGTTTGAGAATAAGAATGGTGATGCGACAGGAGCGATCTGGTGGGAACAATGTTACGAGTTAGAGCCAGACGTGGGCCGGTTACTTTGTGATTCTGCTTATAATGGGGAGTGATATGGAATGTAAACATTGCGGCGGGATAGTAAGAGCATTATATCCAGGTGGTATGAAGGAATGGATAACACAATGTGGTAATTGTGGTAGATATAATTGTGAAAAAGAATCACTTAACCAGCAAAGCAATAACCAGACCAGCGATGATCACAAGTAGTGGGATCGTGACCGCCCAATGGTGACGTATATGATTAGTAAAATGCGTGCAGAGATTACCAAGCCTTTCGTTCATCTGAATTAACAGATCGTGATCGTTCATTAGAATCTATACTCCTGCGTTTCATCTTCTTGACCCTCTGGAAGCATTCGCTTTATTGTGTAGACAGGAACACCAGTTAATGCCCCAAGACCCTGACCTAACTTCTCAATACCCCGTGCAAAAGATTCTTTAGCTTCTTTGCTCTCACCATCAATAAGATGGGCTATTCCATCTGTCATATCTGCTGGAACTTTTAATACCATATTGACTACATCAACAGGATATGATTTTATAGGTTCGCCAGTATATGTTGGTTTCTCGTCTGCTAAGTTAGCAATAAATCTATTAACTGCTGATTTAAGAACCTTACCAAACACGGGAAACATATTTACCCAGGATGTTATAAACTCTTCAAGATATTTAGCGGGTGTTTCCAGTTTTCTGGTCATAAGTGCTAATATAGCAAGACGTAAAAATATATTAACGGTATAACTTGTTGCAACAGCACCAGTCTGTTGAATGAATCGCGTTCTATCATCAAATGTTTTTGAACTATTTTCATATCTTAATATAGCATCATTAAGTATTGTGAGTGATTTTTCATGGAAGGAACGAAAGATTAAGAACAAACGTCTTGCACCCTTCTGAGATGTAAGATTTGACCTGTTCCACTTGTCCCAAGATGGTTGTGTTCTCTGCCACAGATATTCAGCCCGGTCTGAAATCACTTTTCTCCATCCTTCTGATTTTACTTTTTTATTTCCTTCTCCGTCTTGTGTCCAGCCCTCTTCAAAAGATACATCTTTGCCGAGCCACCATTCAGCGGAAGCCCCAGCTAATTTATCTTTTTGTGCTGCAAGGTATTCCTGTTTAGCAATTTCCATTCCGGCTGTTAGAGCACCCAGGTCAGATATTTTTAACATCCATCCTGCTCTGTTTATATCAGAAGTTGTGCCCCCGGTCCACATCCGTAAGGCTGCGTCAGACTGAGACATTTCTCCTAATTCAAGACTACTGTGCCCCATGTGGAAACGGTCCCAAGCGATGTCTGAAAGTTCTAATGTTTCTAAAGAGTTTTCAACACTTAGGCCGTCTTTAATCCCAGTCATAAATTCAGTCGAAACATAAGCACCATAATTAAAACATGACGTATATTGACTGGCTATAATTCTTGGATTAAAATATAGGGCCGCTCGATATAAACCTGGTAAACGCTGTGCAAACCAGGCAGTAAAATTACCCTCTGGTGCTGGTACACTTTGAGCACGCTTATGAATATCAAAGATACGTTTGCGTACTTCACTGTATCCCTTACGGTCAAGCACCTTAGATATAGTATTATCATTAATCAGGGTCCTTGATGTCCGAGCAGCTTCGGCCATACCTACATATTCAGCTACTGCACTTTCAAAGGCGTTAAACCGTCTGAAAACATCACGCACAATCAACGGTGCTCTGCTTCTGGTTCTATCTTTAAGGATACTTTTATTCTCAATAAAATTGGTACTAAACTGACCAAGTTTTCCTGTTCTAACTTTACCTGCTAAGATCTTCGGCATATAAACTTCAAGACCCCACCAATTTTCTACAGTAGCTATATCTTTACCTTCAAGCCGATTCGAGGTTTGGTTTAATGACGGTTTCCAGATTAATTCTTGGACCTCTGATATTATAGCAACTACTTGAATAGCTTTTGCACTATCATCTACTCTTGTTCTTAGTTCAAGGATCTGATCTTCTGATAGTTTACCTGTCTCGATTCCATTTATCACCATGCCCCCAGAAAGTAGATGTCTCATTCCGTCTTTTTGTTCACTCATTAGATAAACGTCAATCAAATTAGCCATAGTCATTTCATAGGTTTTATCGTTTAATGATACATTAAACGTTTCTGTGGCTGCACCTTCACTTATCATCTGATGAGTTTGTAATCTTGGATTTAAAGACTTTCCCATTTTAGCCAAATCAGCAGAAGTTATACCGAACTCTTCTAATCTCGTCATAACAGCGTGCATCACAGATCTTGTATGAGCAGCCGTAGTTTTTCTACCATATTCAATTCCTTTGTCGAGCACTTCTGAAAATATACCACCTTCAACACCACCATCAAGTATTTTTGCAAGATGAAAAACAGGCGTATTATCAATGCCGAAGAAAAAGTTTTTTAAGCCCCGGAGATAGCCGGGTCTATCAGCACCAATTTTTATAAGATCTGGAATTTTACTTTTATCTTTCAGTTTTTCAACAGCTACTAATGCCGTATTATAAACTTGACGCATAGTTGTTGCTTTACCAGCTACAGTAATAGGTATATCGAAGTCTTCTTTTGATAATTCCTGCACGAAACCGAAACCCTCTTCGAGAAACGCAACGAACTCATTTCGTTCCTGTTTAGTCATGTTTTTCATGGATCGCTTGCCAGTTACTGCTTCTGCATAGTCACTATATTCGTTGTCACTAAGTCCGGCTTCACGTTTTATCTTATGAGCCATCGCCGTAAGATTTCTTTTAGTTCTTTTTATCTTTTTTAGCTTCTCTGGTTTAGGTGCAGGGAGTTGAATTAAAGATCTATTAAACGCTTCCCACAAAGCAACTTCTTCAAACTTATTACCCTCTGGCAAGCCTAATTCAGTTTTTTCTGTGATACCTTTGGGTGATTTTAGCCACTCATTGAACATCAATGTAAGTTTTTTTGGTCCATATTTTTCTACATTCTGTTTCATTACGTCAACAGTCTTTTCTTCAGCAGCGTGTTCTATTTCATCCGTCGTCTTACCAGTAATATCTTCTACAGTAGGTGGTGTCGTAATAGGGCCAATAGCCTCATCACGATGAAGCGGGATCATATTCTGTTGAGTCTGCTCGAACATCTTGCTAATATTGCCGTTCACCCAATCGAAGAACTCGGCATAATGAGCAATTTGTTGATAGTTTTTAGATATATAAGAAGGTACTGCTTTATGCCCAAGTTCATGTATAATTGCACGTTTAAGATAGTCTTGGTTTAATTTACCAGGAGTTTTATTTTTAATAGGAACAAACGCTCCACGCATAGTATAAAATTGACCTACATCTTTTGTAAATATTGGATGCTCTGGATTAATTGTAATTGCTTTTGTTTGTGGACTGTAAAATGCTATATGACTTTTCTTTGTTGTCCCCCAATTCCATGAGATTCCTTCAATTCCAAGTTCGGCAGCGATCCGATCACCAACTCTATCAAGCGATTCCTGACTATTTATCTCATCAGGAAACATATTCACTACCGTCTCTTCAATCTTAGTCTCTATATCACCTATATATCGTAATGCTTGCTCTTGCTGTTGTGGTGGAGCATCAGATTGTTCTATTTGTTTTGTTATATCATCTAATGCTGTTATCTGTGTCCCGAGTCTGGAGACACCACGCGGCATAGCTACATGTGCTATTCCACCAGCACCAACACCACCAACCAAAGCATCAAACCATCCGTCCATCGCGTGATCGTACATAGCCTTAACAGCGGTTGGTATGTCTTCAGGTTTTCTATAGTTATACCCCCAATATTCTAAAAGATTATGGCCTATAGTTTCAGCTACTTCTTGTGTTCCTTCCCATCCAGCCTGTTTAAGAGCACCCACAATACTACGAGCAGCGGGTTTCATCAGTCTATCGAAGGGTACTTTCTCTGTAGCATAGGTCCACGCTCCAGCCATCAGAGCGAGTTTAGAAGCCTGATTAACTGGAACATCCCTATCCCTGAGTCGCGTATACATGCCGCCTGTTTCAGAACTGGCTAACAACGCAAGCCCTACATGTGGAGATCCAGTAAGATAAGTGGCCCCAACAACTGTGCCTATAGATGTTAAACCGGAAGATACAACACTCACAGTTTTACTAATAGGTCTATCTTTCCATTTGGCCTCAACTATGTCTGGGTTAGGAGCTTCCCAACCTTTGTTTGCTTGCTCGTCCCAATAATCAGAAATCTTTTTACCAGCATCTGCAAGTTTTTGTAGTTTCCTATCATAAAATGAATACGCTTTTTTAGACCCATACTTACGCATAAGCCCTTCCACGAGAGTGCCATAACCCGGTATTAATTTGTTTGCCCTGTCTATCCCGGCCTCTAATGTTACTGCTTCAGCACTCATGCGTATCATGCCACCAACGCCACCGGCAACCATAGATTCAATAGTCCTGACAGGAGCAGCAACAGCTTCTGTAATAGCCTGACCAGCCTTCCCTATTGTAGTAAGGCTCTTAGGTATGGTTGCTACTTCTTGTGTACGTAACCATTCAGTAGGGGCTTCATAAACTTTCTTCGGTTCAGGTAAGTCAGCCTTCCAAGCCTCAAACCCGCTTAGTTCTTCTTTTTCAATGTCTTTTTTCCAGGTTTCAAAACCCATTAATTCCAATACCCCAGTTTCCTACCCTGCTCGTATGCCTTTTTGGTTCTTTGTTTTATCAACTCTTCACGTGTTGGTTGCTTTCTTCTCGGTGGAGCTACACCCATAGATCCAAAACCACCAAAGCCAGCAGTTGATAATGGCTCGCGTCCCATACCATATCTATCTACGGCCTGTGCTCCAGACTCAGCCATTTTTTCTAATGGCGTGAGGATGTTGAATAATTCTGCTCGACGTTCAGCTAATTGTCCTAATCGGGATGCTGAATTGTTATACTCATCTCGTTCTGCTTCTGATGCTTTTCGTTTTCTTCCTGTTGCGGGATCTATATAGAAAAGACCCTTTCCAAAAATGTCTTTTCGATGATCTTCAAAATTACTTCTGAACGCTATTTCTTTTTTCATAAGTGCCGTAGCATTGTTTAACTGCACTCTTGGGCTTGCTTGCTTTTGTTGTGCAAACATTGCCTTGACGTGTGCCCTATCAACACCAGCCATCACCAGCATTGTTGCTTGCATCTGTTCTGGAGCGAGCATACCATCTTCTACTAATGCTTGCATATTCTTAATCTGTTGAGCAGCAGCTTGATGTTTAGCTTGAATTGCAACACGCTGACTTGCAGCTTGCCGTTGTAATTTCATATATTCTGATTTATATTTATCAGGTTCAAGTTGTCCTTGATCAAGAACAGACACCTGTGAATCGAACCATTGCGTCACACTATTAAGTTCCTGGTCCATCTGACCAGCCATCATCTGTCGTGGATCAGCAGATCCTTGCGATTGTTGCTGCTGTGGTTGCCTGAAACGTGGTGCATGTTCGATTACTAAAGATCTATTCTCTGGAGTAGAACTTGCTGGTAATTCATATATCTTTGGCATATTGTTCTCCTATTGAAACTAATCTATGTAATCAATCGCAATCTTGTATCCGTATCCCTGTACAGAGGCCCCTACGCCGAAAACTCTTACGTTTGTATCGTCAAATGCTATAAGAAACGACCCCGAACCAGCGAATACCGCGAGCCAAGATGCCGCAGCTTCGTAATATCCCCCTGAATTATTATATGCCGAGCCATTAACACTTATAATTTTTGTCATCCCAGTAGCAATCCCGTGAGCAATGAGAGTTTCTGAATCCGCATCTAAAGTGCCAGTAAAATATTTCGTATAAACTGTTGTTGGCGTTCCATTAATATCACAAGTTTGAGAATTACCACCACCACCAGCAGCAGCTTTCCACTTGGCATTACCCGTTGCTGTATCTTTTGTAAGGACGTGTTCATTAGTCCCACCCGATACTGCACTAAGGGCATCAATAGCTGCCTGTGCAGTTGTCTGGCCCGTACCACCTTGATTAATAGCAATAGTAGTGCCTTGCCACGTACCACTTGCTATTGTGCCAACGGCTGTGATTGCACTCTGCAAATAATGCTCATTCCCTGCAAAATTTAGTAAATTGTCGTGGTCGATAGTCGCTTCGAGGTCATCAGATGTCTGCTGCAATGTCCGTAGTGCAAAAGTATTTGCTCCAGTCATCTTGACAAAAGCTGCTGCTGCATAAGTAAGCCCTGCAAGGCTCGTCAACCCTGCATCGGCTGGTTCATAGATACCACTATGATTGTGACCAGACGCAGAACCGTCTATATCAGACAATACTTGGGTTCCTGTACGATATTTAACTACACCAGAAGAATCCACCAAGAACTTATCTACATCAGCACCTTCGGCTGCTATCGTAGTGATGTTTATTGCCCCACCAAACGTTACTAATCCACTCGTATTCAGGACTATGCCCTCGTTCCAAGTGACTGCCCCACCTTTAGCGACTCCTGAATCGTACATTATTTTGAATGAATCAGAAACCTTGAAAATAGCATAATTTGACCCTGCATCTGAACTTTTGTTTGCCCCATCCCAATATGAATCAAAACGGATAGATATGTCATCATGTCTCCAATTAAGTATCTGCATCAAAGGATAATTGTCTGAGGTTGTGGTAAACTGAAGATGAGGCCCTGCAACAT